TGTTTCCAAGCCAGCCACGCGACCAGCGCCCGCATACGGAGATTGAAGATACGGGGCGTATACGTCTTGATAGCCACGAGAGTAGAAGCCCTGTGCCGTCTCAAGCAGGCCCGGAGAATATCCTTCTTCACCCGGTTTTTTTGAGCTTACAAAGAACGGCTGTAGTTCTGCCGGGATGGCATTCAGCTCACGAACTGTAGTGGTGGTTCCGTTACTCATTGTGTACCTCTCACGCGGGCATCATTCGGGGAGCATTGATTGCCTTCCCTTGACGCGGGTTGCCGGTCCTGGCTTTACGAACACGATCCATCATGGAGTAGAGCTGTTTGGCCCCGGCTTTGCTTGACCCGTTGCCGAGATGACTGACCACGTCTGCCGGGATGACGAACTCCCCATCGGCCAGTCTTGCGGGTTGTTTGTTGGAAATCACAGCAGGCACGGAGTCGCTCATTCCGTCGCCCTTGCCGTCAATGTATCGAGGAGGAAGAGAGCCAAGACCACCACGACGGAAGCTTACCGGGTTGAACATCGGATCTTCTTGGTCATCACCAACATCACCACCGGCAGCATACAGCCGGTACGGATTCGCTTGCATTGCGCGTTCGGCGTTTGAACGGGCGGCATTGATACGTGCCATCATGGCATCGTACTCGGCCTGTGCAATCTTACCCTCGGCCAGCGCCTGTTTGGCAAACTTCTCTTGTTCATCTAGCGCCATTGTTCCAAGTGCACCAACACCAGTCGCCATCAATGCACCACGCCCAAACTGAGTTGAGAACGCTTGTTGCGCCGCAGAACGGGTTGCCGCATCGCTCGACATAAGGTTGCTAATCCCATCAATCGGGCTACCCATTACCGCTGACGATGCGGGCGCACTGGCGACTGCTGCCCGAGCTTGCGGGCTAAGGGACGAGAGCTCAGATGCTGTGAATTGGGGGCCGGTCGATGCCGGCACCGGAGCCACTGTCATGGGCACAGGAGCACCGCTCACCCCTTGCAGTCCTGCAATCCCAGCTTCCTGCCCCGCCAAGGTAGCCGCCGCCGTTGTATCACCTGCCGCTGCACCTGCCGCTTCACCTACACCACCAGCCGCTTTCAATCCCTGCATGGCTGAGCTCAGGCCATACGACAACAGGCCACCCGTCAAACCACGTTTGAGATCAAACCCCTTATCACCCGATAGTCCGCCCGCAATCGCACCCGCCGCACCAGCACCCAACGGTGTGGCGAGAGCTGGAAGCGCCGCCGCAAGGGGAGGGAAGAACGCCGCAGCAATCGGCGCGAGGGTGGCGAGACCACGAAGCAGTTTCCGTAGTTTGAACGCCTCGGGGAGCCCGGTATCAGGATTGATCGTCATCGTCTGGCCTCGCATACGGGCCATCTGCTGAAGATTCATCACCTCATCGGGCGACATGTGAACCAAAATGGAGTCGCCGCCACGCCCCTTGGCTGCAAGACTGGCTAGTCCACCACCTGCAAACAACGGCCCTGGCCGTCCTTGGTAATACATCATGTCTAAATCCCTTCTTGATCTCACTATGTAATTGTCACCGTTACTCTGCCCACAAGTCCAGCAGATACGGTCCCAATCGGTTCGGCAAACAGAGACGGAGTGGTCAGGCTGGAGACCATATCGACCGTCAAAATGACAGACGGAATCGCAGGCCCAACTGTCGGAGTATCGTTATGCTCTAACGTAATGTCTGTGGCATCCCCAGCCCACATGAGCTGAAAAAACTCCCCGGCATTCATAGTCAACATGAAGTTCCATGCCGCCACCGCCGACGCACTGGACCCTTGAACCGTAATCTCTGTGTTGGAGCTTGGAACATCCACCCCGTTGATCCGAGGCCAAAAGTACACCTTGCCAGCACTGCCAGACGCCTTGACCACCTGCGCCGAAAACTCGAAGTTGTACACCCCGTCATAGGGTACGACGACCTTAGATCCATCTTGAACAATCACGCCAATCTCAGACTCCACCTGGTTGACTGTGACTGGATACGGCGTGTTAATCGCGGCTATCGCCTGATCAACATTACTGAAGTAGCTTCCGTGAGGCCGAGATATGCCTCGGCCGTCGCCTTCAAATACCCCGCCGTAGAACGCATCTGCTCTGTACGACTGCGCCTGGTTCGGAGCCGCAGAGTCCAATAGGTTGAAGTACAGCGTCAATGCACGAATCAACTGCTGTACGTACCGCTTGTCGTACTGATCCCCAGGCAGAGGAAGCGGAGGTGCTCTGAAATTCTCCAGCGCCATTACCGCCGTCCGTCTTTCGTCACATCAAGTCGAGGCGAACCCAACTGCCATGTCACACCCAAACCATCCGACTGGATCTTCAACGCCATTTGACGCGCTCGGGCTCGTATGAATATCTGATCGGTATAGACATTCACGGAACTCTGAACAACCGGTTGATTGTCAAACGAATCGCTTTGGAACTGAGATCCAGGGAAGTTACGCGGCCGGATAATGAAGTCCACTTCCGGGGTTGCGGCAGTAGAGCCGGTGAAGTTGATGTCCGGGATCACCCGTCGGCTCAACATGAAGTTCTCGCCGTCACCAATATCGAAGTCTGAGGACTGGATGTAAGCCTCCATCGGACCACCGTTGGCATCCACGCCCCTCTCGTGATCGTAGAGGATGTTCTCAGTCCCTACAGCCTGCGGGAACTCACGCTGGGCTGCATCGAGCCAGGCCGTCCTATCAATCGACCCAAAGTACCAAATCTTCTCCAGATAGTTGTACACAACGTAGCTGTCGTTGTACTGGGCATTCGCACTAGGATAGAACCACCAGATCTCGTGGAATCCTTCATTGGTTCCAGAAACAATCTGATCCGTCTGGTCGTAGTTCAGGTTGTTGAATACATGATTCCTGAGCGTGCAAGGCAATGTATCAACAACACCACCGTAGGCGTAGAACTTATCCGTCCCCATCCAGTACGTCACGTTGCTGGCCGTCGATACAGCCCGTGGACTGATGATGGAGATGTTGTCTGCGTACTCTTGGAGGTCAAAGACGTCTGTTGTTCCAAGAAACTGTAAAGAGTAGAGGTGGGTATCAGTGAAGACTAGAATCGTTTGCCGAGTTGGAATCGCCCGGACGATTCGAGAACCACGCGATACACGACGGAACCCGGCGCTGCTGAGAGTTCCTGTAGAAGGCACGGTAACAAACCCAGGCGTCCAGAACTCCGGGGCGTCCTGAGAGGCCCAGCGAATCAGCATCGGATCAAAGTCGACGTTTGACGTGGAGCCATACGGGATGCAGCCAAATGCCAACAAATGCCTATCGTTCTGGGAGACTAGGCACTGCATGACCTGTCCCGGAACATCAGCCGCACCAGGAAGATCGGAAATGAAGACTGCCCTCGTATTCAAGGACGGATCAATGCCGCCTGTGCCACGCGCCCAGTAGAACATCGGCCCATTCCGATAGTTCATCACCAGATCATTGTCGAACTGATCGAAGAACCAGTCGCGTTGTGGCAGGATGATGGGTGACGCGGATCCTAGCCCCCAAGGCACCGTTCCCCATGTTGACGTACCCCATCCATAACCAAAGGTGGCAAAGTCATACCCTACGTCGATCTCATACGATCCAACAGTAGCCGCACCACCATTTCCAGTGTCGGACGCATTAGCCGTAACAGCCGCCCCGGTTGTTGGGCTTTTGGCGATGATCGTGTACTCATCAGCATCTACAACCGTAGCGATCTCGTAGTTCTGATTGAGCACAGCGGCCGTGATGTTGCCACCAAGAGACGTCGCCCCGCTGAACGTCACATAGTTGCCCACAACAGGATTGGCATTGGTGTCGTACACAGTGATGGATGAGCTGCCGTTCGTAGCAGCAAACGTCACATCTCCAGCCGAGGTGATGCTCTCATACGGCGTGATGTCGTAATACTGAGCACCAACCTCGATGTAGACCTTCTTGCTCGTTCCTAAAGCGAGCAGGTTGTCGCCGAAGCTTGTGATCCACCCAAACAACTGACGACACACACCCAGGAAGGTCTGAGAGGTGGCCGCAACCCATCCACCAAGCTTCTGTGGATACCCGGAACGAAACCGAATCTTGTCGCAGTCAAACCAACCACCCTCGTTCGTGTAGTTCGTCTGATCTCGATTCAAGCCCGGTCGAAACTGGAGTTTGATGAAGGCCATCCCTCAGCTTCCTTTAGAGCAACGTACCGCCTCCGGCTGCCGGAACGGTCGTCGCAAAGATTGCTACGTTCTGCTTCGGCTCTGACAGGTCTTGTCCGCAGTCATTGCACTTCAGGTCGAACAACTCTTGGGCGTCAACATCCCGATCACACGCTGGACACAGAATCTCCACGGTGTGCTTGGGCTCGATTGACTCACCCTTGTCGTGCGCTTCTACCATCTTGATCATGTTAAGCCCACGGCAGCGGCGGTTGAATAATCGGCGGGTTGATTTGATCGTCAAGTTGACGCTGGATGTTCGCCTCGACCTCGGCCTTGTCTACACCGCTCGCCCATACCCAGCCAAGCACTTGCTCTTGGGTCAGTTGGTTGAACGGCGTGAACGGTTCGCCTTCGGTGTAAGTGAATCCAGCCGATCCGTAGACGGTGGCGGTGAAACCACCCTGCTCACCGTTGCATCTCCATCCGGCCGTAATAACACGCTCGGCGGGAGTGGCAGTAGACGGCGTGGTGTTCATCCATTCAATAATCCACGTTGCCATGATTAGGCTCCTTTGTTCTCAAGTGCAGCAATGCGCTGCGTAAGTTGTTCGATGATGGCTTGCTGTTCTTGGATGGCTTTAACCAACCGAGCTTCCGTCTTGCTCCAAGCAGTAATGGTTTTCATACCATCTGCCCGCTCTCCAACAACGTCCGGGTATACCTGCTCCATCTCCTGAGCAATGAATCCAATCTGGTGCCCGCCGCCTTCGGATTGAATGTAGTCAAACTCCACCGGCCTGAGTGCCAATATGCTGGCTAACTGGGACGGCAGATCGGTAATGTTTTCTTTTAACCGAGCGTCTGAATATGTGCCAAACGCCGCTGTGTTAGTCCCGTTTGCGTTGATTTGCCCACAATTTGCGCCGTCTTGATTAACAGCAAACTGAACAAAAACTTGTGATGTTGTTGTGTTGTTGTCATATTTAAGAACACGCACTCCTGCGGTTGCTGTGCTAGACACAAAATTAACACTGGCTACAACTGGGAAACCAGTCCCGCCGGATACTGAAAAATGCCCTCCCTGACCTGAAGATGTTGTAACAGTTAACTTGCCGGCGGAAGTCGTCGTCCCAACCAAAAGGTTCCCACTTGGGTTTATCGTAACTTGTCCTGCCCCGCCTGCGTCAGCAAATGTTGCAATATTGATGCCACTATTGCCACCGCCTAGAATACGAAGTCCGGGGGCGGTCGCTGCTCCTAAAACATCCAGCTTAGCTGCTGTCGAAGTAACTCCTATCCCGACATCGCCGCCAGACGTGATACGCATGCGTTCTGTGCCGCCCGTAGCTATTTGAACTGTTGTCCCGTCTACTACAAGATCTTTGTACGCATTCTCAGCAAGATTTAACGCAACAACACGCGCACCAGTTGAAGCAGCAGTTGTACGCATCGAAATCACAAAATCGGAATCTGTTTTTACCGATAGAGGGCTTGTCGAGGTACTCGTCCCAATCCCTACATTACCTGACGTACTTACCCTGACGCGCTCGGAGCCACCGGTGGAAAAAATAAGCGGTACGTAAGTTCCTGTGCCGGAGATTTGAGACTCAAGCGTTGCTGCCGTCGAAGACACAGAAATCAAAGCGCTCGCACTGTTAGCGGAATCAGCCGCGTTGAACAACCGAAGCGCAGATGTGTTGCCCGTTCCGGTCGGTATCGCGCTTAAAATTGTGTTGCTGTTGCTTGTGCTAGTCTGAAACATCACACGATTAGCAGCAGTAGCATTACTAAAGTCGCCGGTTATCCTGTTTCCTGTCCCAGAGAAGTTCAGGTTAGCCAGACCACCCACATTGTTCGAGTCGTCAATCGTGACGCCAGAGTTCTGAACAACCTTCCCTGTGGTGCCGTCGTACCGTACTACTGCGTTATCGGTAGAGCTTGCGGGGCCTGCTACGGCACCTACTTCAAAGTCTGATCCGTTCCAGAAGACCAGAGCATCTGAGCCGGTAGGGATGGTTACGCCCGTGGTAGCTGATCCCTTAATGACCACCGCTGCGTTCGATCCGTTCCTGACGATGTACCACTTGCTCGTGCTTGGTGCCACGATATTGCGCGTAGTGCCGGGAGTGCCCGTCACAAGCAGGATCGCCATGCGAGATTGGTCGGCCGCGCCGTTGTTATCGGTCAGCGTGACGTTTGCGCTCGTAACGTTGATGGTTGCTGCGTTTGCGATTGCATCTTCCAACAACGAGGTGATCTGGTTGTTGACGACATCGCCCCACACACCGGATTCGGTGCCGGTAACGGGTTGGGCGAGGCCGAGGAGGGTGGTGTAATTGATCGCCATGTTGAACCCCTACGCTAATATCTCTTCCCAATCGGGAACCTGAGCTTCGTTGACAGCGGTCCAAGTGGAACCTTGACTGTCGTTGATGTTAATCCAGTTTGGCGTCTGATTCTCATCAATCAAACCCCAGACCAAGACTGTTCCTACTTGTCCGATGCCAGCAACGCCGACCGGGAAGACATTACAGTCTCCAGTTACAACAACGGACCCAACCGTGCCAGTTGCTGAAACACCGGTCACTTCAACATCAGGCCCAATGCCTACTGTAACCGATCCAACCGCTCCTGTCGCCTCTACACCGGTGACATCAACTGCGGCATTAATACCAACCGCAACATCACCAACCGAACCAGTGACCGAGACGCCAAAGACATCGACATTGGCATTGCCTGAGATGGCAACATCGCCAACCAAGCCGCTTGCAGATACGCCGGTCAGGTCAACAACAACACCAACCTCAACATCAACCGTTCCGACCTGACCTGTAGCCGATGACCCCGTAAGACTGACATCCGCCGAGCCTGTAACCGTAACGCTTCTCACCGATCCGGTTGCAGATAGCCCAGACACCTCAACCTGTGTACCCGCATCAACCGTGACCGATCCAACAGCGCCTGTTCCTGTCACGCCAGTCACGTCAACATTTGCGTCACCTGTGACTGTTACTGAACCAACCAAACCCGTCGCGCTTAGTCCGGTTGCCGAAACATCTGCATTACCGGCAATAGCAACAGATCCAACCTGACCAGAACCGGCAACACCCGTAACGTCAACAATTGCCCCAGTGTTGATCTGCACTGTACCAACTTGCCCAGTAGCCGACAGGCCGGTAGCTGTGACATCCGCACCTCCGGTGGCATTCGCAGATCCAACCTGTCCTGTGGCCGATACACCAGTCACGTTGACTGGCGTGGTGAGCTCAATCGTGACGCTGCCAACCTGACCGGTGCCAGCCGAACCGGTGGCATCAACATTCGCACCAGCCGAAACCGTGACACTTCCTACATTGCCAGTGGCTACCAGGCCGGTGACATTTACTCCAGCGCCCGCTTCAACTACAACCGTCCCAACTTGACCAGTAGCAGACAGACCTGTCACCGGGACAATCGCATCGCCCGCGACAGTTACAGTCCCAACTTGGCCGGTTCCAAAGACGCCTGTAACGCTGACATTGGCGTCACCCGTGACAGTGACTGATCCAACTTGCCCTGTAGCAGACAGGCCAGTCACCGGTACATTGGAATCGGCTGTCACCGTGACAGAGCCAACCTGACCCGTGGCGCTCAGACCCGTGACGGGCACATTGGCGTCACCTTGGACGGCAACAGAGCCCACCAAACCAGTCGCTTGAAGTCCGGTGACATCAGTATTGGCGTCGCCTGTGACGGTGACGGAGCCGACTTGCCCGGTAGCAGACAGGCCCGTAACTGGAACATCAGCGCTTGCTTCAACCGTGACTGACCCTACTTGGCCAGTTGCTGATAGTCCCGTGACGTTGGTATTGGCGTCTCCAGTAACCGCGACGGTGCCGACTTGACCGGTGCCGAACACACCAGTGACATCGACATTAGCATCGCCGGTTAACGCAACCGTTCCAACCTGGCCAGTCGCAGAAGCGCCCGTCAGGTTGACATCAACGTCTTGAGTGGCGACAACATCAACCTGGCCGACTTGGCCCGTGCCAAACACGCCAGTCACGTCAACATTCGCGTCGCCCGTGACTGCGACGGTCCCAACCTCTCCGGTTGCAGACAAACCAGTTACCGGTACATCAGCACTGGCGTCTACATTAACAGTGCCGGTTTCTCCTGTGCCCGAGACCCCTGTAACGGTAGTATTGGAATCACCCGTGACCGCAACAGTACCAACCTGGCCCGTTGCGGACAGGCCCGTGACATCAGTATTTGAGTCAGCAGTAACCGTGACCGAACCAACCTGTCCGGTCGCAGACAGGCCGGTGACGTTTGTATTGGAATCACCTGTAACGGTGACGCTGCCAACGTTGCCTGTGGCAGATACGCCCGTCAACGTGACATTGGCAGAACCAGTAACCGTAACGCTGCCGACCTGCCCGGTAGCAGACAGGCCCGTAACAGTTACATTGGCATTTGCCGCAACAGTGACACTGCCAACCTGCCCGGTTCCGGTCGGTAAGGATGCAACGCTCTGGCCCCAAGGGTCTTCACCCCAGGTTACGCCAGACGCACCCCAACCAGTAAACCCGACGTTGACATCGGCCACTTACACTCCCACGACAAACTGGCGACCTTCCGTAGAAGGCCGCCGTTATAGACATTTACACAATTAATGCAATCTCATGCAATCCTTATAATGGCACTAGAACTGTCCGCAGTCGGGAAGATGACCTGGAAGGTTCCCGAGGTCGAGGTCTTGTCTGAACCGAAGTCCAACACCACAACCGTCGGGTCACCCGTAGCCGTGTCATTGTAAATCAGCGCACCACGAGCCGTGATGGTGGCCGTAGTAAAGCTAATGTCCGCAAAGTCGGTGAACGCCGTGGTACCGCTCGAAGTCGGAGTCACGTTGGTCAGTGTGCCACCACCAGCCGCATAAGAACCCGAAGCGGTGACTTCGTTGGTGGTCGTATACGCGGTCGTAGCAGCAGTGAACGATGCACTGTTGGTGTAGAGCGCCAGCTTGAACGTGTTGCCCGTGCTGGCGGTGAAGTTGTGAATACTGCGCATCAGCTCGACTTTGAAGCTGGTGCACATAAAGTTTCCGGTAAACGGCATGTTAGTTCTCCAAGAGTTTGACAAGCTCAGGATGCCCCGCATCTCTAAGCCGGATGGCAAGCGTAGCCCGATCGTTTTTGATCGCTTCCTTCATGTAGAAGGATACTACCGCTTGAATGTGTTCCCTGAACGCATGAGCTTGATCACGAATGGCCGGGTGGGAATTCTGGCCCACGGAAATGATTCGATCAACGGCACGCTCCGCAACTTCCTCGGCTGTAAGCCCACGGTTTTGTGTCGTTTGTACTTGAACGAGCCCTCCAAGGAGAACCCCAACGTCATTCATAATCATGTGACTTGATACCTCACTTGTCCAGACCGATAGGTGTCTTGACGATCCTTGCCATCGCCAAGTTTCTTGAGCAGCAGCATTGCCTCTTCGTATCGCTTTGAGTACAACGCAACCATGTCGGGCTCGCCCTTCATGAATGTGTATCCCTCAACCAGCGACCCATAAAGCAACGTGCTGTCAAAGTGATCACCCAGCCACGTTGTGTTTGCGGTCACAATCGACTCTGGGTAATAGTAGTAGTGCATCTCCATGCTGTACGAATCATCCGGGGTAGGGCCAAGAATCATCGTATCGTTGTCAAAGATGGCGTAATGCGTGGGCTCGCCCTTGTCCGATGGATTCGGGAAAGACTCGCGGATGTACTCAACGTCTTTGTTCAACAGGAAATGCTGGGAACCGTCAGAACGGATCACAGATAACGAGTACATCGCCAGCCAGTCAGACGGCATGGCTAGGTACTTGTTGTTGATCGTGCAGTTGCCAGTCACATTCTTGCGAAGTGCTGGAAGCTGTACCGTGTTGTAGATCCGCTGCTCGGCCTGACGAATAAACGTGTTGATCTGCTCAGTAGACGAAAACGTTACCGTTCCGGTTTCAGCCGAATTTGTCCAGGTCGTGCTTGGAAAATCATTCTCAAGGAATCCTTTGATCGTCTCAAAGAGCGTCGCGTAGTTCACGTTCAACCCATCTTGGTCGAGCTGCTGTTCCCACGGGTAGTGTTCTTCGTCCCACGGGTACGCAAAGTTTGAGTGTTAGGAATGGCGTTCGGATAGCCATTCTTACCCATCGTATCGGTGTACGGACGAGGCTGCGTGTACTTCCCAATCGGATCCTTAGTCTCCGCAGGGAAGAAGTGGCACTGATCGTTTGCCTTGCTCATGAGCTGCTCCGCTGGTTCATGACGCGAGCCATATTGCGACCGTACTGTTTGCGCTGGGCATTCGTCACACCGCCCTTGGCAAACTTGTGCATCCGCTTCTCGTGGCCCTCAACCTCGGCCTTGGCGATCTTCTTCACCTTCTTAACATCGCCACCAGACATGTACTTCTTCATGATCACTCCTAACTGACCGTTATGGTCACGGTTCCCACTGAACCTTGTGCTTGGAGATTATCCTCCAATCCAGCAAGTTGCAATGGATTGTTCAAGCCCACAGGATTCCAGCCCCACTGAATGATCCTACTGCCACCCTCCGGTGTGCCAAATGCCGCCGTACTGGTTGGTGGTGCTGTCAACGGATCCGTCTGCAACCCATTCAATCCAGACGTGACGTAGCTGTTATCAGGCCGAGGATTACGCAACGCCTGCGGATCATCCACCGGATACATACCCAACTGAAGCTGCGGTTGATCCGGCTCCCAGCACGACGGACACACCAACAAGTTCACATTCTTGGTCTTGATGACCAGTTGCTTCAACTCTTTCAGTTTGTAGCGAAAATTACAGCGATCACATTGGGCAATCGCCCAGCGCCCTGACGCAAACCTGTTCGGCATGATTAGATGAACATCTGCCTTGGAGCAAGCCGAAGCGCAGCCTTCTCCCGGTCTTCATCAGCCGCCAGCATCCACTGCTCGGCATAGTCCATCTTCAACCGATCCAGCTTGTCCTGGCCTTCGGGAATCTTCATGGCAATGTAGTACGCCAAGCCCGCCACCATGCAATTCAAGAACCGGAACGGGATCTGCTGGTCGGTTGGACCATTTCCAGCATCCTGGATCCTCTTCAAACGCCAGTACACAAATGTGTAAAAGTTGCTCTGATCCGGGGACGGCCAGACGTTGATGTTCGGAAGATAGGGCACTGACACAGAAGCACCAGTCAAATGACCGGCCGCAGTGGTATCGGCCTGACCTCTCAGACACCCGGTAAGCGTCGTTGCAGTCTTTCCGGTATAGCTGATGATTTCTGCACCAATCCGCACATAGCCCACCGCCGACAGCCCATCCGTTGCACTCAACGTGATTGTCGTGTCACTTGCACTAATGTCAGCAGCCAATGTAAGTGTGGTTGCACTGGTCGAGCCAGACTGCCGGTTGATCCAAACCTGAATGGGTCGTCCCTGAGCGTTTTTGTTTGGGATCGTGGCGTAGGTCGATACGCTGATCCGGGTGATGTTGATGTCGGTCTGATTAAGGCCAGTCTGAGTGCGAACAACGTGATCCAAGAGATCAATCGTATCAATCGGGAGCGCGTAGGTGATCTGAGACTGATTGAGAGGTATCGTTCCCTGCTCAATGGTCCACAGGTTAATGCCACGGTTTGCCCATTCCACCGTCATCAGGTTCAGACTGCGACGGGCAGTACGCATGTCATACCCAGAACGCACCTCTCGACCGGCGCGTTCAAACGCCTCCTCGACCAGATTATTCAGGTCAAGGTTGAATGAGGTGGTTCCTGATGTAGACATGCTTATCTCATTCTCGACAAGAAGGACTGGATTTGACTCATCATAGCCTGATTGTTAATCGGACCCATGGCGTTCTGCGGAGCGAATCTCGACATGCCAAGCATCCCGATTCCGTATCCCATGGGGCTGGAAAACTGCTGGCTCATGTATTGATCACGAGCCTTTTGATACTCAGGGCTGTTGAAGTGCTGATTCTGCATCTGCTGAAGTCTCTGGATCTCTTCTGGGGTCGGTCCCTGGCCCTGGCGACTACGCTCAAACACGCTACGCTGAAGATCCATAAACTCTTGCGGAGGAGGTGGTGGCTGAACTGACTGTTGCGCTGGCTGTTGGGTATTGAACTGACCTTGGGGGTTGTTCCCAAAGAAACCACCCATCTGGCCTTGACCATATCCACCATACGCGGGCTGCATGAGCGGCTGCATGTTAAAACCACCATACCCGCCGCCGTATCCGCCGCCGTATACACCGTAGGGCTGCATGAACTGCTGACCCATCATTGGATTGAACCCGAGCGAACCTAGGCCAACATACGGGTTTCCATAGGCAGGCATCTGGCCGTACCCACCCATCATCGGATTGAACATTGGAAACCCAAACACAGTTAGCTCCTAAACTTTGCCGTCTTCTTGGCGATGCCCTTGGGCTGCGCTACAAACTGCTTGCCTGCCGCCTTACCCGCTCGCTTGGCTCGGGTTGTTGCCGCGTACTCCTGCGGACTCAGAGCCTTGATTGCTGAAGCGGGAAGATAACGCTCGCCGGTAGCTTGCGGTCCCTGCGTCGACGGCTTGCCGCTCTTTGTGCGCCAGTTTTCTGAGCTCCAGTTTTTCAGACTCTTTTGCGGCTTTCGCAGCATTCCAGTTCTCCTGTTGGCGCACGACCCTCAGCTTCTGAGCCTCAACCAAAATCCAGTCAAACACGTTGCAGCCACCCGCAAAGACTGGAAACTTCGGAGGCTTCACTTGAAGCTCTTGAGCGTCTTTGCCAGCCTTGCCCGCTGCCCAAGCTTGCCAGGCTTCTTTGCTGCTGCTTCGAGCTTCTTGGCAGGAATAGTAGCTCCAGCCTTGACACCCAACGCCTTACGCAGAGCACCCTTCTTCGAGATCGCCTTCTGAATCCACTTCTCAGCCACGATACCCTCCGCCCTGACTCTTGTACTGCTTGGCCAACATCTGCGCCTTACGTGCGCTCCATTGACCCGGAGCACCACCCTTGCCGCCAGCCTTGATTGACTCAAACAGTCGCTTCCGCATCCCCGGCTTGGTGTAGTTCCCCGCCTCATTCACCCGCGACTCGCCGCCTTCAGCGAACAACGTCACAGGCTCATTACCATCACGCTTCTTGATAGCGCGAATCTTGGCGGGGTTGATCTTCCCCATGCCACGAGACACTCGCATGGTTACACCATCTTCCCGCGAGTTTTGCCGCGCATTGCACAGCCGTCAGCCCGCTTGGATGCCGAATTCACCATCCCGCCCTTGGCCTTCTTCAACGTCCCCATCGAGCTTCTACGGGAGATCTCGGCCGCACGATCTGCTGCTTCCTGCTCCTCTTGATCACGAAGCATTTGCTCCATCATCCGTTGGTTAGCAGGAGTCATTTGTTGCGTGTCAGCAACAGGGCGACGATTGCGAGCCGCGAGTTCATCTGCACCCATCGCAGGCGGCGTGACCCCTTGGAAAGGGCCTACAACGCGAGGTTTGCGTTTATCAGACATGTCAGCACATCCCGCCTTTACGCATCTTCACTTGCATGCCTTTGGTCTTGCCTTTGTGAGCAACACCGTCGGCACTCTTGTGACCCGCAGCAAGGCCACCAGAAGCCATCTTCTTGACCTTGCCACCGTATTTCATGCCCTTCATCTCGGCCATCTCATGCTTGATGAGAGCAGCCGGAGCCTTGCCGCGTTTCATGGCAGCAATCTCTTTCTTGACCATCGCCTTGGACTCTTTCATTTCACCACCCTCTGCAAATTTGCGGCCTTTGTCGGCCCTGACGAATTCACGCCCCACCGATTGTGGAACGCCCACTTTCTTGGCAAAGGCCGGGTTGTGAGACACGGCCTCCATGAACATGTGTTGCTTCCGGGTCTTGGAAGGCACCACGTCACCCACCAAACAAACGTTTGAGGCCCAGCGTAATAGCACTGCCGACCGTACCGGCAATAGCCATCACGACCCAGATACCACCCTTGGTCTGGTCAATCGTTTCCTTCATGACCTTCATGTCTTGCCGCAGAAGATGAATTTCGTTCATCAGGTTACGAACGTCAGCTTCCAAGGCACCAAACTCCTTTGGGTTTATATCGCTCATGTCAACACTTCCATCTACGTCGTGCTTGCCGAATACGGCTGTTGGGATCTTTTGCAGCTTCGGGAAACATCTTCATCTGGCCAGCAGATCGCGCACAGAAGGACTTTCGACGCTTTGCTCGTTCAGGTGACGGTTTGTCTTCCGTCACCGCAGTTTGTAGCTTAGAGCCTGGGTTGGCTTTTCGATAGGCTTTGACGCCTTTCTCAGTCATGCCAGCGCCTTGTTTCGTCGGACGGAAGTTGCCCGACTTCACAGAGGTGGCTATGCCCATGCCTTTCTTAGCCACGTCACGCCGCCTGCGGAACAATCATGGGATACAGGCAGTCACGACCGAAGTCGCCTTCGTACTCCTGTACGCCCATGTGACCCAGCTTGATCGTCGGGTCAATCCAAACTTCATATCCCATCTCACGGGCACGGTCACAAAACAAGAAGTCCTCGCCCATGTAACCCTCTTCCGTGACTTTGAAATCAAAGACAGCGTGAAGGTGTCGCCCGGAGTTATTGTCGAAGTAGTTCCACTCAGGGTGAGCCTCGATCATCTTCTCAAAGACTTCCCGGCGAACCATCATGAAGGCCGTGGCAACACGTTTGGCGCGTACCAAACCCATCCCGTTCATCGTGAGACCTTGGTCATCCTGATCCAATGTGGCGATGTACACCTTGTCAGCCTTGCGGGTCCTAGGAACCCCGGCAACAATGCCTTTCTTGGGATCAGACGCCCAGGCCAATAAACGGAACACGTCGTCCGCTTTGAAGTTGATGTCGGCGTCGATAAACAGGAGATCCGTGCAATCGGACTCCATCAAGTCCTTGACCAACAGGTTACGCGCCCTCGATACGACAGAACATCCACAGATACTGCCGATCTGAATCTCGATGCCGTACTGCCCAGCCTGCTGAGCAAAATGCGCCAACGAGATTGCAAGCTTCAAGGAAACCTTGAAGTCATACGCGGGAATCGCTATGAAAAGCTTTCGTCCCGAGAGCGTGTAACTCTTGTTGTTCTGCATGGGTCACCCATAGAAGACTGTGCAGTGCATATTCGCTGGCAGAAACACGCGGATGCCTTGCTCTGCCAAGATGCCCTCGCCGGGAATCAAAATGCTGTAAGCGGTCTGATTGGAGGCATCTGCTTGCAGAAGCACCTCATACCAAACCGTTACATTCCCACTTGCACCGCCAGTATCAGCGACCGTGACAGTGAATGAATTTGCGTCTACAACCGTGACCTGATAAGGATTGTCAGCCAGATTCCAGTCAAGATACACCCACTGACCAGTACGCAAACCATGATTAGCAAGCGTAATGGTCGCCGTGGTTGTTGCGCGTGCGTAAGTCCCAGCGGCGCTTACGTCGTTCACAAAGGTTGTGTATTCCGTTACCCCAGAAAAGGGGAACATCACCGCACCCTTTAGACGAACTCGATAAGGCACCATCAAGCCGGACGCGCCGGCGTGTTGTGACTTTACGTCATACTGCATTGAAGGCATAACAGCCTCCTATCAGGCGCTTTGCTGGCCGACCAGCGGGTCAATGACGTAGTACACCAAGTAACCCGACGCCGTGCCACCACCCGACGTGCCATCCGTCACGGTTATATACACGTTCTCGGTGGTATCCATCGCAAGACCGAGATCATTACCGGCCGTGGTAGCGGTGCCAACAGTCACGGTACCCACAGCACTGGTGTAGCCATCAACCAGACCATCGGTATCCGAGGCATCACCAGACACGGTGGCCCAGCCGAGATCGAAGGTGCCAGTGGCGTCAGTCACCGCGCTCACCACGACCGACATCACAACGGCATTGGCCGGGAGGATGAGATCGGGGGCACCAGTAGCAGAAGAAACTTTGACGCGGGCGGTAGCGGCGGGGCCTACATCAGCGATGTAGAACTGGGCCGTCATCACCATCGAACCGCAATAGGCTTGACGCGACGCATCAGCACCCGAACGCCAGATGCCCTGCGTGGTAGAAGGACGTACACTCATTTTGACCTCGTGTTGTAGCACTCGCTCGCATCGTCTCTACAACGTCTGCTAGGCCAGTCGATGCAAGCAATACCTAGTTTCTAACCTTTTACTTGGTTTGCAGGCTAGTGTCAAGCGAGTTGTTTAGGTAGGAGATCGCGCTTGCTAAGATGTCAGGACTATCCTTGAATAGTCCTAGCGCACGATTGCATGCGGTGCAAAGTAAGCCACGAACCTTGCCTGTAGTGTGACAATGGTCTACCGGCATTCGGCGAGGACCACCGTCCTTGTCCAGCGAACGCTCAGGCTGTTTGCAGATAGCACAGACACCGTTCTGAGTATCTGCCATAGCCTCATACTGAGCTATAGACAAACCAAACCGGCGTTTTAGATCATAACCGGTTGCTTTCTCTATGTTTCTTTTGCGCCATTCTCTCTGACGGGCAGCCTTGTCCGCAGACTGTATCTTTTCGCTCCAGTGCCAATTGCCTGGGCCGATTGGCTTATGGATGTCTAGCTTGAGAAGATGATGATTGGCAGGTCTAGCCTGTACAGCCTCAACAAAAGCCCAGAAGTTGTTCCGCCACTCATCACACATTCCAGCCGCACCGCGACGCTTGTGCCATACCCAGCTTGAGTACAACGGATGGCTTTCTCTGGCACCCCAATCCACTTGCCTAGTTTGTTCGGCGTGACCATGCCGTCTCATCCGAAAGTCATGCTTGTTGCACAGACCTTTGGAGAGACTGTGTTGCGGGTCATTGCAGCCTGGAATGATGCACTTGGGCCGCTTGCTAAGAGTAAATAGACGGTAATGGGTAGAACACAAGTCGCCTCGATACGACGGCGCTGTGCACCCCTCAAAAGAACAAGGTGCGGCTGTTTCCAACCGCACCTGTTCGTAGTGCTTGCGACAAATACCTCTCGCAAACACATGGTTTGTACACCCTAGTTCTGAACACTCTTTGTAGTCCATAGCACCTCCTGAGCACTATGGACTATTGTAGCGTCAAATCCCTGTGTACTCAAGCGCCAGGGCTTCCAAAGACCCCCAACGGGTCCGACCAACCGAATGAATACCTCTCACGTGCCTTGTAGCGCACGTTACCGGTATCGAAGTCGCCGTCCATCGAGGTGCTCATCGGGGTACGGACGAAGTGCTTCAGACCGTTGGGAACGTCGGTGGTGAGGAACCACGCGTCCGGGTCGGTCAGGAAGTGGTTGACACGGTAGCCTTCGGGGATCGACCCGTTGGTCTTCAGAGCGTTCACGTCGTTGTCAGTCGTACCAACGCGCAGCTCGGTTTCGAGCAGACGGGTTGCGACGAACTGAAGCGACGGGGGGACGATCAGCTTACGCGGTTTGGCCGCGATCAGCAGACCACGCTCATCGGTCCAGCCAGCGATCTGAATGACAGCCGCCTCAAGGGAGGTTTCGTTCAGGTCAGCCGGGGTCGAGGGCTCGTTGGAGTTCGTACCACCAGACACCAGCGGGTGCAGCGTGCTGAACAGCTCGACACCATCGCCACCCTTGTAGGTGGAGTTGAAGCCGTTGTTCAGAACCGCAGCAGCTTTGGTCTGCTTGGTGTACGCCATCGCACGGGCCAGCGCCTTCGTGTAACGCGACGACAGCGAGTCATAGAGGTTGTCCTCAATAGCCTCTTCCGTCAGCGAGAAACCGAGCGCAATGGTCTCGTGCGTGTAGCGAGCGGTCCAAGCCTCTTGGCCGTTATCGTAGGCAATCGCGCTGCCCTCGTTCTTCACCGGAGCGGCGGAGAAGCCAGACAGTTTGGTTTCCTCTTCAAACGAACGCTCGGAGCTTTCCGTATCGAAAATCTCCTTGTGCTCTTCACCATAGCGAGCGTACTCCATACCGAACAGTGCGTTCAGTCCAGGGAGCAGCTCTTTCAGCAGTTGTGCGCGTGAAATAGCCATGTGTCACTCCTTAAACGCCGGTCGGGTTCAGATACTGATGCCCGCCCGCGACAGTTTGACCAGTGACGTTAGGTGCGTTCCACTTCACGATCACTTCCGTGTACGAGCCGGGGAATCCAGCAATCGCCGTCTCAGGCACAACGTCGATGATACGAACCGGCAGCGTAGCCGCAGTCGCAGTCGTCGCGCTGATAGAAACAGCCGAGTTGCCAGTGGTCGTCGAGCCCGTGCCTTGAATCAGCGCAGAGTTGTTGCCAACAGCCGTGCGATTCACAAAGCTGATGGTCGAAGTGCCAGCACTCGTCACAGCAACTTTGAACAGCGCATCCGGGTCATCTTGCACATACGCCATGATGTCGGTTGCGGACAGGCCACCGGGGTAATACTGCCGGAAAACCTTGCCGAACGTCGGATCGGTGTATGAACAGCCGAGGAACACGCCAACAGGGGTAGCGGTGGCGGTACCGGTTTCCTTGCCCAGCGTACCCGCATCCGTCAGCTTAACCACGTCACCATAGTAAATGGCGGTGGCCGAACTGGCCGAAATGGGGATCTGGCGAGTTGCACCGGCAAACACCTGACCGCCGATCAGATTGATCGGAATCAGCCCGTAAGGGCCTTCAACGGAAGGGTAAGCCATTTAAGACTCCTTGTTAATTGCCTTTGCCAAAGCGTACCTTGGTCTGCTTCTCTGCGAACAGAGGCATCCTAGGATCGCTTTCCTTCATAAAGTTGTTGTCCACTGCCGTCATGTTGTCCTTCGTATGCTTCGCGTAGTAAGCACTACGTTGTTCAACAAACTCTTCCGGCATCTTGCAGAGCAACAGTCCAGCGACCTCGATGTTGTCTTTGAATCGACTATCAGGGTCAAGGAAAAACTTGAACTTGGGCTGCTCTTCAATACGCACCGGTTCCCAACCTTCTCGCAGCTTAGCCGAGATGTTCTTGGTATCGGGACGATTGAGATACGTCACCCGAATCCACCGATAGTTGTATCCAGGCTGCTTGTCGGGCTCAGGAAGCGCCTCTGGACGACGCCACGATTCCAACCGCATGGATGACTCTCGGGTTTCTACACTGCGTGCAAGTCTATTTTCTGCCATTTCAACGCTCCATCAGCTTTGCATATTCCCGAGCATAAGCTTCGGGAGGGATTCCAAGTTTGCGGGCCAACTCAACTTGGCTTTGCTTCAACATCACCTTTTTGGGGGCGGTGCTACGCGAAGCCGGAGCTACTACATTGGCAGGTGTGCGCTGACTAGGCTTGCCGCCCCCAGTCTGCGTTTCTTCCCGAAACTGCTCGGGAAACCTCTCGCGCATTGCTTTGTCAATACGCGCGTAATACTCATCAGTCGAAGCATAGGCAGGTCCGTGTTGCTGCACAAGCTCCTCGTGAAGACCCAGTGCCATACCCGTCATAAGACGGTTTGTACCAAACCAGCGATTACGCTCTTGCCACGTCAACGCTTTTTGATCAGGAACTGGAACCTGTGGCTGAGTATTTACATCAACTTCGGTTTCTTGTAAAGAGGGTGCCTCTTTAATACTCTCCATCCGAACTCGGGCCAGGGCGAGTTTCTCGCTAGCTTCGGACAATCTTTCACTGTCACCAGCCGCAAACGCCTCTTGATGCTCCTGTCGGGCCTTCTCCAATTCGCGCTCGATGCGCTCCTTGGTTGAGTCTGATACCCGCTCTTTCAGCTTTTGATTCTCGGCCAAAACCCGTTGAGCAAAGGCAATTGCCTCTTGGCGCTCACGATCTGCGGCCTCTTTGGCGCGACGTTCGTCATGCCAAACCTTCTTCATCTGCTTCAGGCGAACCTTAACCTTTTCCGAGTAGTCCTCAAGGTCGTCCTTCTCAAGCTCCTGCACAATCTCACCGGGCAGGGGCTCGCGTCCTCGGTCTTCAGGAGGAGTGTCGTCTTCAATCTCGATTTGAGTCTCTTCGATCTCAACATCAATGTCAGGGATGGGCTTTGTATTCATCGTCACTCCTTATTTGCGACTAATGCCGCGAGGATCTTCAACAACCCCCTCGACAGAATCGTCGTTGATAATCCTGAACTCTCGGCCGTGGATCTTGAGCCGAGTGCCAGCATGGGGGCGCACCAACACGAAGTCGCCCTCTTTGCACCAAGGACCACTTGGAAAACGCTTCTCATCCTTGTAGCAGTCCGGTCCAAGCTTCACCACAAACAACACGGTCGTAAGCAACTCTTCGTGCTGCATCGTGACGTCGGCTTTGACAATACCGCTATCAAACTTGTCCTCAATTTCAGGAATGGCACAAAGGATTCGGTAGCCTGACGGATCGGGCAACTGCTTCGCTTTGCGTTCTGCGGTGTCAGGTAACACCGTTGCAGCCTCTGGATTGTCGGGGTCTGTCCCGATTAGAAGTTCACTCATCTATGCTCTCCCACCGTTCTGCGGTTTCGGCCAAGATGTTGTTGGCTACCATCAAGCCACGGTAGACACCACACGCATATTTGTAGTCGCTGATGTCCTTTGCTGTGCCCATCGGTAGGTCGTTTTCAATCTGCTCCATCTCTTCCTGTATCTTTTTTGAGAGATACATTAGAAGGTCTTTGCTCATTAACGCTCCTCGGTTGTGCCCTTAGCCGGTCTGGCTTCGGTGCTTTTGGCGATGTCTACGCCAATCTTTAGCCCCTCGATCTCTTCTCGGGACTGCATTGCTGCGGTCGCCTGCCTTTCCTGTGAGGCAATGCGCTCCTGCTCGATCTGTTGTTGCTGCATCCTAAGTTGTGCATCAATCTGATCTTTCTGTGCTTTACGCTGGATCTCCTGTCCTTTGAGCTGGAGTTCCTGCATCTGCATCTGAATGATCGGATCTTGTGCTTGTTGCTGCGCCTGCTGTTGCTGGGCTTCGGCCATGTGCTTCTGTGTAAGCTGCTGGGCCGCTTGGGCAACCATCCGTGCGACGGCGTTCTCCATATCCGGCGGCAGAGGCTCATCCTCACCGGTCTGGAGCAACGGTCCACCCACTTGCTGCTCAATCATGTTCCTGTACGAGAAGGCGTAGTGCTCTGCAATGTGAGCCTGCATCGCCGCCATCATCTGATTGGCCAACGGATTCTGGCCGATCATCTGGGCCGTCTTCGGATCCTGCAAGAACGCTTGGTGCGCTGCAATATGAGCGTCTTGGTCTTGGAACGAGAACGCCTTGAGCGGCTTCATACGAAGCATGTTCATGTTCTCGGTGATCGGATCTGTCGGTTTTTCGTCATCTTCAACTTTGACGAGCTTGGATGCGTTCTTGACCCCCAAGACATCCAACATCTGACGATGTAGCTGAGCCAAGTCGTACAACTGAGGAGCCGATTGAGCTAGCTGCAACACCGCCTGATACTGAACCACCTTCTGCGACATCGTTGCAGCGTTTGGATCGGACACAGGAATCACGTCAACCTGGTCGTAGTCCGCCTTCTTGGCCCTCGGCGTTCCTTCTACCGGCTGATAGTCATACTCTTCCGGTGTGTAGTCCCGAATGATGTCCTTCAGGAGCTTGAACTCCTGCTTCATTGAGTAGTGAATACGGGCCTGAATGGCGGACATGATCTTGAGGGTCCGCTCCAGAATCGCCAGCGTCGTCCCAACAGGACTCTGCGCTGACATGTCCGCAACCTTTAGATCGGCCGCAGACGCAAACCTCCGTCCCTCATCAATGATCTTGTCCAGCAATCCTGCCAAAACCTGACTGGGCTCCTTGTATGGAAGCGGCAGGATGTTGTCTTTGATCGTCCCGGAAGCAACATCCACGTCTCGCCACTCTGCCGGAGAGATTGGGGTGTCATCGCCTTTGACTCGCAGACCACGGGTTTTGAATCCACCGGGCAGATTCGAGAGCGTTCCGGCATCGACCAATTGCCGGATGAGAGATGTGCCTGACTTGGCAAACGCCCCGATGAGATGGATCAGGCCGAAATGATAGAAGCCGAATCCAGGAACATAGCCGTAGTGGACAAAGTGATTGCGCTTGAGTTGCAGCGGATCATCCGGGTGCCAGTTCCGTCGAATGGCCAGAATCGTTTGAGTGTTCTTCTCTAGGGTGACCACATACGGAAGAGCAATGCCAGTCGGCTCTCCGTCTTCCATGTCTTCATATCCCGGAAGATCCAGGTTGACGTGCATCTCAAGGAGCTTGAAGCGGTCATCCGAGGTGGCCTGGAAGCCCATCTTCTCGGCAATCTTCTTCTCCACCTCGTCCAGTGTTGCAACGGGATCACCCAGTTCCACGTCACGATAGAACCCTGCTGCCTGAAGACGCACAATCTCGTTCTTCGTCTTCCGCATTACATGGGTAACACGCTCTGCCGTCGCAAGACTAGATGCGCCGTATGGCACAACCATGTCTTCGGCCGGAACAAAGGTGGCCACGGGCCGCTCAAAGTTCGGATCGTAGTAGACCTTTTTGAAAGCATTACCCGCGAGACCCAGGCCCCACAGCATTCGCTCGTGTTCAGGCCGGTATTCGGCCATCTGATCCGTCAAACGGTAGTTCATGTCATCTTTGACACGAACCGCTGCATCTTTTTTCTCGGGCGTTTCCTTGCCGATGATCTGTGTCTTGACCGGACCCTGAGCCGGGAAGGTCTCCATGATCGTTTCTGCTTGGAACTTCACAAGCGTTTCAGCCAGAAGTGGGTGGTAGACGCCACAAGCACCAGGCCAAGGCTCCGTCCGGTCCTCGATCTTCATGCCAAGGAGTTCGAGGCCGTCTACATACGTCTGGATCCAGTCTTTTCTGGACGAAAGATCCATTTCAAAGTCGCTCAGCAACTCACCGGCAAGATGAGCCAGTGCCTGAGAATCCATGCTTTCGGCTAGATTCTCGCCAAAGTCGGGTTCTTCCTTTTCAATGGACAGTTCAACATCGCCGATTTTGATGCCAACCGACTCGGGATCCTCAATAACAATCTCAACTTCTGGCTCTTCCAAGTCAATCATGCCTTGGGGCGCTTGGTAAAACGACTTGTCAATCATTGTGTTTCCTTAGTAGTACGCAGGGCGTCTACGGTTGTAGGAGGGCTCATCATCTTCGTCCATAGCGGTACGAATGTACCCTCCACGACGAAATCTCATGAGTGCCAACGAGACTGTATCCACATAGTCATCGTGTTCAGAGTTAGGAAAACCGGCCACTTCGTCGATTACCTCTTCTGCCCATGAAGTGTTAGGAGCCCAAACTCGTCCAGAAGCAAAGATGTCTGAAACGGCATTCAGCCGACTTATCTTATCGTTCCCCTTCGCGGGCGTAAACTCTTGAACCATCACATTCATGGCTCGCAACTCATAGATCAATGGAGCGCCAGAAGCACGTTTCTCAATGATCACAGAGTCAGGATCCCATTCCTTGTACTGCTCCATCACCATTTTCTTCAAATCAGGGAACTCAACCTTGTCCCTGACAGCATTCAACAGGATGATGTTGGCCTGAGTCTCACCGTGATCATCGGCTCTATAAAAGACGCCCCATGTTGTACAGGCCGAGTAGTCAGCCCGCTGGTGTTTCTCAAAAGCTGTATCCCACGCTTGCAGCACGAACTCACAGCTTGGCGGATCTTCATCCTCCCATCGCTGCCACCACTCTCGTTTGATGACCGCAGCCTCTTCTGAGACCGGGTTCTGCTGATACTGGGCTTGCCACTTACTGTTAGGCAGCTCTTCTCGGAGGGCTTCGAGTTCCTTCAAACTCCAGAACTCAGGCCACACAGGCTTGCCGGATGGCATGATTGCTGGGAACTCCACCACCTCCCAGTCTTCACCACCCCTTTGTGCGGCGGCCTTCAAAACCTGACCCACCAGATCCCGCTTCCCCCATCGAGTCATGACCACGATGATGGCCCCGCCAGGCTGTAAACGCTGACGAGGGCCAGAGGTGTACCACTCATACACCTTGTCGTAGACCTTCGGATCATGAGCGGCCAGTGCGGCCTCCTGCTCAGAGTGTGGGTCGTCAATGATCAACAGATCCGCGCCCTTGCCCGTCACCGTGCCCCCAGCACCAATAGCAAAATACTCACCGTTGGCGTTCGTAGACCACCTACCTGCCGCTTTAGAGTCCTGTCTCAGCTTCACACCAGGGAACACCTTGGCGTACAGATCACTGTTTACAAGGTTCCTGACTTTCCGCCCAAAGCCCACTGCAAGTTCGGCTGTGTTTGAGCACTGGATAATCTTCTTGTCTGGGTACTTTCCCAAATACCAAGCAGGTAATAAATAGCTCGCAAACTCACTCTTGGTATTATGTGTGCAGATATATTCCTCTCCAGCCAGGAATAATCCATCCCTTCGATCAACCTTAATACACTGGACATCACCAGTAGTATGTAGTTTCTCAACTCGAATATATCGGCCTATTTTGTCAGGCTCCCTCATTCGTTCTAGCTTTCTCGGGATCTTAGTTAATCCCGGTGCATAGAACATAACCCGCCACAACTCACCATAATCTTTGTTTGGTTTGTTGACCTTGATCTTATAAACATGGGGCTTGATACCAAGACTTGATAACAACTGACACAGGTCGAGCACCATTTGTTTTTGAGTTTGGCCGATGAATATCTGGCCTTTGTGGTTCACGACACTGCGGTTATCAATCAATCCCATCAGCAGGTCTTTTCTCTGTTCAATAGAAGCTGTGAGATAGGCCGGTGGGATATGTTTTCTTCGCATCACCTGTAGCTTGGCGATGTGGGGTTTGAAGCGTTCGAGGTGGTAGTTGTGGAACCGAAACTGCTTTTCGATCTTGTACTTTCTTCGGAGGATCTCTTTCCTGATATACGGGGCGTCTTTGAGTTTGTGTCGGATGCTTCCATACAGAGGATGGTGGTCTCCCAAGAACACGCCGAGGACGTATGGGTCGATTGGGAGTCTTTTCTTGGGGTACTCGACGGGCTCTACATACGGCAGTCTAGGTTTGCTGACCTTTCCTGACTGCTGTCTCTTATAGAGTTCCTCGGTGGTCATAGTGACTTCGAGGGGTTTGGTGACGTTGCCTACTGTCCAGAGGTGTTCTCCGTCCACATCAAGGAACGCTCCGTCGTCTGTAATCACTCTATAGAGCGTTCTGTTCTTGAAGACTTCAGATTTTCCGATGACCTTGGTAGGTTTGCCGTCTGGGCCGAAGACGTGATCTCCCACTTGAAGTTCTGAGAGGCGTTTGAAGCCTTCTGTTGTGGGGATCTTTGTAGATGTAAGAAGAGCATGCCGAGGTGGGAGGCAGATGATCAGGCGCTTTTTCTTTCCTTCGGCGATCTCCTCGAACTTCGAGGCGATGATGGAGTGATGTCTGCCCGGTATAAACGCTGGCCAGACCGTCTTCACATACGACATGAAGTCCTGCTGGCTCTTCTCCCTCTCTGTAAGCTCCTGATACTCCTTCAGTGTATTGAGCAGTATCTGTCTCTCAATAGCAGGGAGTTGTTCTACAAAGTCCGGGAGCTTGCTCTCATCCAGACCTTTCAGGATTTGTACGAGGTCTTTATCCATTGACTGGCCGGATGGATCGGTGTTGGTTCTTCAAATACGTGCAGTGCCCTCGATCAACGAGCTTCATCATCGTTGCATACACCCAGCCCCTACTCCTGGCCCCAATCATCCTCTGTAACTCATCCACAGAAGGACCATAACCGTACTGATCCCAAAACGCCTGTATAGCAACATACAGTTCCTTTTGACGGGGTGTCATATCCACAAGGGGGCCTATTTCACTTCTCAGGGGTGGTGGGGTCTACATCCACAACTTCTTCAGGGGGAGGGGGGTCTATCACAACATCCCTGTTCTCCTCCCTCCTCAACCCCTCCAACGCTTTCTGCGGATTCTTCAACGCAGCCCTCAACGCACTAATCAACTCATCCTTCACCACCCCAGGATCCTTCACATGCTCTACCTGCTTCCTCTCAGTAAAGGCCCCTACCTCCGTAACCTTCCCCAACATCCCCAAAGCCTTCAACCTCTGCGCCGGACTAATCTCTTCATCCACAGCATGTTGCAACAAACGCTCCACCACCAACGCCCGTATCTGCACAGGATTCAACGGCTCCGCACTCTCCAACACCTCCTTCCACTTACTCATACAACACCTCCACTCCGAATATTCCCATCGGAACGTACCAACTGTCAAAATATCAAGAAACAATACCAAGGTAGTAGATGCGGATACACAAGTATCAAGTCGTCTTGGATGACGGGCAGGCCATATCAACAAAGGTTAAGCATCAAGTGCGCGGATCTAAGTTGACAAAAGTAAGACGTCGAATGTGCGGACCCAGTCAGTACATATTGAACATCAAGTGTGCGGATTCCAATGTATACGGGTGGGCGCAGGCGCGGGCGCACGACGGGGTCCCCCTCCGGTGGGGTCTCCGTCCCCGCCTCCCGCATGACGTCCCCGGTCCGCCGCCACGCATCATGACGCGACGCATGCCGCGACTGTCTGACGGTATCGCCACACAATACGCGTTGCATTGCCTGCCCAGCGACTGTCTGCCATCGCCCCGGCTACCACTGCGACGGCATAACACGACACTGTTTCACTTGAAACATGACCACACAACGCGAACAGGCAAGGTATCGCCAGACAATACCGTGACGGTTTCAGGGGGCAGTTGAGTATCACAATGTGAGACGAAAGGGGCAAAAGTGTTGTGCAAAAACAACATTTTTCTTAGGGTTTCCCCTATGCGGTCGAACCCTTGAAATTTCAACCTTTTGCACAATTTTGTGGCACACTATCGTTTCCACTGCCAACTGGAGTTCATGATGACAATCGCTGACGCTATAGCTGCCCTTCATCGTGCTGGGTATCGTGCTTCCCCCTCTACTGTTCTGCCTGGATACATTCGGGTTCTGGATCCTGTATTCATTCGTACAGGGAACCTAGAGCCCCGGACGGAATACGAGACTCGGACGGTTCACCCTTCGCAAGTCTGGCACTTCATCCATGAGAGGGAATGATCATGTACCTGTACTTGACGTGCGAGCATCGGACCCTTGCTCTCCCCTTGACCTGCGTCCCTGTGGAGATCTCCCGGCCCGAGTGGATCGAGGAAGTCATTCCTCACCTTGATGACGAACACGCCGCCACGCTCGCGGAGTGGCTCGGTGACACTTGGGCATGGGATGCAATCGCCTACCAGTACACCGACGGCGATGCCACGGCCGGCATGTATATGGCGGCGGACGGCCGCGACTGTACCTGGACGATTATGCTGTACGGTGAACCCGTCACCCGCGCCGAACTCCGCGCCCACCTTAACCCGGAGGCTTGATCATGACCACAGAGACCATTGCTTATCGCATCGGTGAATACTTCATCCCGTGGATTGCCTACGGCGAGGCCGACCTGACCGACGAGGAAACAGCCGCGATTGAAGGGCTGGAAGCGTACGCCATGGATAACGCCCCCGGAGAGCTCTCATTCTCGCACTGGCGCGTCACAGATGACCGCGACGAGTTCGCGCGATGCGAGGCCACCGGCATTATGGGCGCCTGCGTCACGATCCACGCCGTTTACATGTAAGACCCGACCGCTTGCCCCTTCGGGGGCACACGGGCGCGCCTTGCGTCACACTGCCACGAGGAAACCATGATGACACTGGACTATGTACAGGACCCCGGTCACGGCTGGATTGCCGCCGACATGCACCGCCTTCAATCTCTCGGGATAGCCGACACGATAACGCCCTACAGCTACCGCGACGGCGACGCGTGGATTCGACGCCTTCCGCGATTCGAGGTGGCGCAATGATCCGGCTCATTCTCGGCGTCGTGCTTTGTATGGCCGCCGTTGATGCCGACCATGCGCCTCTGTCCCTTGTAGCACCCCTCGCCCTCATCGGGCTAACCCTCGCCGCCACTGGCGCGCGCAAACTCTGGAGCACTGCCAAATGACGATCTATCAGGAAAACGGATTTCAGACCCGCCGCGACTATCTCGATTCACTCGCCGACGAGCTGGGGCTTGACCCGCGCACGGTCTACCTCATGGCCACAATGCTGGGACCGTCCGAAGATTTCGACGGACTGGTCACTAGCCTGGAGGACTACGCCGCCGAGCTGGAGTAAAGCCCGACCGGGAGCGCCTCGCGGGGTGCTCTCGGGCGTGTTTTGCGCCTCACTGCCAAAGGGGATCACATGGAAACGAAAGACAGCATCACGGCCCGCCCGTGGTTTATCTGCCCGACCTGGACAGCGGTCATGCCGCTATTGATCGACTCAATAGCCCGGAACGGTGACTATGGCGACGAATCCGCCGCCGCCCGCGCCGAGTTGATGCGATTGGCCGTCGCAATGGACAACTACTCAAACGCGGCCGCAGCACTGAGGGGCTTGCATTTAGCGGTAACGATGCGTCCGACCGGGTCGGGCGGATTGAGTCACGCCGAGCGCAGCGCCCTCGATCATGCTAGGACTGCCCTTGCAAACTTGGAAGCCGCAGAATGACCGCCTACGCTGATCGACCCTGGCCGGAGCGCAGCGCGATCATGGACGCCTGCGCCGCTGCGGGCTCCGCATTCTATGAGCGACTGCCGAACGGGTTCCGGGTTGCAATCGGACGGACCCGCCTCGGGGCCACCATGGCCGAGCTGGAGCGGCACGGGTTCACCTGCTCCCGATTGGTCACCTTCCCGCTGGGGACCGACAAACCCGCCGAGCATTTGCGCCACGATTCAAGCGGGGTTCCCGCATCCGTCTGGCTGTTCGCTGATTTCATCAACAAAGGGGAATGACATCATGACACACACAACCGAAACCGCTTTCGACCTTGAAGCCTTGCCCGTAAAAATTGACCTAATCGGGGAAATGCCAAGCCCGTGGAGCGATGACAAGCCGAGCACCGTTGACGCCTGGAAGGTCACCGTCGGCAAGGAATGGAGCAATAAGGCGGGGCAATGGGTTACGACCTATTACACCGGGACCGGCCTACGCAACAAGCGCACCGGTCGACCAGTCCGGCCCACTGTGGCGGATGTCCTGCATAGTCTATTCAATGACGCGAGCGCGGCAGACGAAAGCTTTTCGGATTGGTGCGATAACTTGGGCTATTCGGACGACTCAATCAAGGCCCTGAATACCTACAAGGCATGCTGCGACATTGCGAAACACCTTCGCCAGCAATTTAGCCCCGAAACCCGCGCCAAGATTCAAGCCGCCATTCAGGACATGTGACCATGTACACACACACAACCCAACGCCAAGTTAGAGCGGCCTTCTGGCAATCAACCGGACTACGCCGCCCACTGATCGAAACCCGGCCCGGACTCTACCGGTACGCCACACACAACGAATGCCCCGCCGATATTCGCGCGGCCTTCTGCGACTTTGTAGACCACTTGCACCGCACCGGCGAGATTTCCGACGCCCTCGCGGACCGCGCAACACTGTGAACACGCCCGCCCCTCCGGGGGCGCACCCTTTTTTATAGCCGAGCAAAGGCGGAAAACATGATCAACGCAAAAGCCCTAGCAACCGCTCTGTGGTGCGTGAACCTCGTATCACGGCACCGACCAGAAGGCGGACCCTCAGAACAAGAACTATTCGAGGCGTGGCGCGACATCGAACACGCCCTCCGATCTACCCTGATCGAGGCCGAGCCGGAGCGGAAAAAAACTTGAAATTTAAAAAACACCCTTGCAAGTCATTGATTCGCAAGGGTTTTTCAGTGCAACATTGTTGCACCCCTACGCTCCGTAGGGTTATTGTCGCACCCTAAAGTAGAGGCGAAAAATGCACCTTAGAAAGTGTAACGGGCTGATCCCGATCCCCCAGCGCAGCCCAGATCGACCGTTCCGATTCGTACCGTTCCCCGAGTTTGACGACTTCAGGAAGCTATTCAAGAAGCAGGCGCGGCACACTGAGCGCAATTGGCACATTCTCAGAATGCGAGCGAACGGGGCTACACTGTGGGAGATCGCCAACGCATACGGCATGACCGCCGAGCGGGTCAGGCAGATTGAAGAGCAGTTTCTCCGTGTTGCAGCGGTAGGCGTTCAAGTAGGGATTGTGCCGACGAAAAGAGACCAACCCGATGCTGAAAATCGTTGAAATCCTCGCCGAGTGCGGGCGAAATCCAATATGGGTGACCTGTCAGCCGAGCAGCGAGTTCCCCGGCACCATGCGGATCATGGTCAGCCACTATGAACCCCCGCTCGAAGCCCTTCGCTATAAACTGCATGTTCCCTGCGGAAAAGCAGACGTGGAGACGATAGCGGATCTTTGCCCCTTTGAGGGCAGCGCGGATGCTAAGGCCGGTCGCAAAGCCCTCGCAAAAGACATCGACCCCGCCTGCGTCGAATGTGAGGCTTGCCCCCTTCGTGACCTGACCCTTGAGGAAACGTTTTTCCCCCTGGTCGGTGATGAACTGACAACCAACAAGCCGACCGCTCAATCTCATTGGGACGCATAGGAGGCCGTTCCATACCGGGCCGAGTTCTTGCGGAAAGCCCTTTGATGCCAGATAAGGGTGGGTTTCGCGCTTGGCCTGGTGCAGTATCCACGCGGCCTTTCGTGCCGCCCTTTCTGCCGCATATTTGCGCTCGGCCTCAACTCTGGCCGTGATCCGGCGAAAGTCCACGGCTTCCGAGGATTCGCCCCTCCACATCTGCGGCTCCATCATCTGCGCCCAGTTCTGAACCCAACCGCGATCCCCAAGGAACTTATATCGGCCATTTTTTTTGTGAGGATGGTCCAAGGTCGGCACAGAGACCCAGCGACCAATCTCAAGCGGCCCCAAGATCAACCCGAACGAGGTCGCAAACTCTTGGAAGGTCATAGCGCCTCCGAACCCTGTCGCGCAAGGCTACCGTCAAACGCATACGATCCAATGTGCTTCAGCCGGATAAATGGATTGAGGTAGATCTTGCCCCCGGTCTGTGTCCACAGATTGCAGAAGCCGTAATCCTCCGAGGTGTACATACCATTCGGCCCTGGCCCAGCGGGAAAGAAATCAAACCCGTCGATCAGTTGGCCGTCCACCACATCTTGATAAGGGGTTGCAACCTTGGACAGCGTTTCAAACACGCTCGAATGAATCAACATAAATCCGGTCGGCGCATGACTAACCTCGATCATTCCATCATCGTCAGAATCCTCAAGTCCAACGGGCTTGAAGATATATGACCCAAGCCAATCCTCCGGGCTGTCTTTCAGCTTCAAAACAGCCTCTTTGTATGCCTCAAGATTCAGCCGCTTCCGGGGGTAGCTCGCGGCGCACAACTCACGATTTGCAAGTATTAGCTTTAATATGTCCCACTCATTGAACACTATGTCAGCATCCAGGAACATCAGGTAATCCATGTCGGAATCAAGAAACTTCTTCGCCAGGCTGTTCCGCGCCCGAGGGATCAAAGAATCCCCCATCATGACCTCGATGCAAACGTGATACCCGCAAGCCGTAAGCTTCTGAATCGAGTGCATCAGCGACAACGCGAAGTCGCCGTGACACATGCCCCCGAACATCGGCACGGCCAGCATGATCGACGTTTGGTTTTCAGCGTTCTTTTTCCGCAGCGCAACAATCAGCTCTTGCATGTTCGTAATCACGCGAATCTCCTCGATTTGGCATATGCAATCATTCTCGAACGAATCCATCCCACGGTCTGAGCCGACGGCGGCGAAGGCTGCGTGCTCAAACCCCTCGGCCAGTTGCCGAATTTCTCTTTGAACTTGTGTGCTGCCCAGTTGGGGTTGTAGTTCTTCTGCTGGGCGTACCACAGAAGCTCGCTATAGAACTTCTGCGGGTTCCAATCGTTTGCCTTGTGCCAACGTGCCAGCTCTTCCATTCGGCCCGCTACAGACTCGATTTGACTCCTCGGGGGCTTCTTCTCGTAACCACACCCCGCACACGTCAACGCACCTTTGACCCAGAGCAAGCCGCATTTGGGGCACTTGGACTTGTACTTCTCGGCATCAGTCGGCTCCCGTCGAGGCTTCTCAGCATCATCCTTCAATTCGTGAACGCCGTTGGAATAGACGTCATCCCAGGTATCCATAAACCGCATGAAGTTCCCGCTGTGACAAAGCCACACACCGAACTTCTTCGAGGGATGCGATCTCATCACGCGGCCAAGCTGCTGGATGTGACTGGACAAAGACTTTGAGAATGGCCTCGCCGATACGCCGATCATCACATCCGGCACATCAAACCCTCGGGTCAGGATGTCAGTTGCAATCAGCCCATTGATCTTAGTATCCGGCTTGGAAAAGTCAGCAATTGCTTCCCTTTTGAACTCGTCGTTGTCTTTATACGAGATCGGGATGAATTGATAGCCCTGCTTGGCGAACTGCTGGGCAAGGTCTGCACCGTGAGCGACGCCAGAACAGAACACAATCGTCTTACGAGGCCCGTCAAATATCTCGTGGGTCTTCTTGATCCACTCGGCCACAATGTCGCCCGTGAGCTTCATGCCGCGCTCTGTAGCCACATCCTGAGACCATTCGCCTGCCACCTTCTTCGCACCCGTCATGTCGATCTGCTTGGCGATGTAGACCTTCAGAGGGGCAAGCCATTCCTTTGTCACCAGGAACTCTGTGCTCGCACCCGTGACAACATGCTCATAGATCTGCCCGAGGCCCTTGGTAAACGGTGTGGCCGTCAAGCCGATAACCTTCATGTTTGGACGTTCGCGTATGAAGTTCGTAATTGACTTGCGGGCCAAATGACACTCATCAATGATTGCCAGTGAGAACTCTGGAAACTCGTCGCGGCTCTCAAGCGTTTGCGCCGAACAGACTTGGATCAATCTTTTCGGTGCATAGTTCCAGTGGCTTGCCTGCAAGACGCCATGAGGGATAGCGTACCGGGTTAGCCGGTCGCTCGTCTGATCCACCAGCACGATACGATCCATAATGATCGCAGTCCGAGACATTTTCTCTGCGGCGGCTTTCATGAGATAGATCGCTACTTCGGTATTGTGTGTGACCGTAAAGTCACCAAGCAAGAAGAGCTTGTCCGGTCCGTCAATAGCGAACCCGAAGTATTCGCCCTCGCCAATCCTCTCGACAGTGATGCCGACGTTCAAGACGTTCTTGTTGATCTTTCTTGGCTTAGCCTTGCGACGTGCTACCTTGCAAGGAATCTTATCCGCGTGTCCACTGATAGAGATTCTGTAGTACGTACCCTCGAATCCAGTAGAACGAATCCCTTTCTTGCACGGCTTGACGTAGGCCGCAAAGCCTAACGATCTCGCCAAAAACGCCACATCCTCGGCCAGCCTTTCATGCACGAAGGTAAGCTCATAGCCGGATCTATTGAGATACCCGTCAGCATCAACAATCCCGGCGAGCAACTGGAGCCGCTGCTCGATAGATGCCGTTTTGTACTCATGCGGGATGTGCTTGTTACCGAGAACATTAAGCTCTCTCAAGGCATCCAGAACCAACCCACCGCACAGCCGATAGGTGTTGCACCCCCGGCCAGGAGATACACTCACTCGGCCTCCTGTACGGGCCGAATACTCCTCTATGGCTTTGACAACCTCTTCGTCAGCCGTTGTGATGGCCGGTTCTTTTGAAGTCCCATCCCCAAGCCAGACGCCGAAGATGTACGGATCGATGAGAAGCTCTCTCTCCTCGAAGGGCAGCGCATCTGCTCGCCAACCCTTAGCCTCATGCCTGAAGGTCGCACTGCGAGAGAAGTAATCCTTGATGGATACGTTCACGATCTCGCCCGTCTGAGTCATTCTCAGAGACAAGATGTGCTCGTCATTGACGACGTATGGAGATCCTTTGGTGGGCGTAACCCGATAGAGCATTGAGACGCCCTTGGTCGTGCCATACACACGCCTCGGCTCTCCGGTGGGAGACATCACACAGTCGCCCGTCACGACATCCTGAACGGCCTTGATCGTGCCGTCCGCCATCATCACGGGCGTGTCTCGACCTAAGCACTTCCCGAATCCTGTTGGGGCATAGAGCAATTGCACCCTATGACCAGCTCGGAACCCCTCTCGAAGCTCCTCAACGCACTTCATCTGGTGCGGTCTAAGTTGAAGATCCATCATCTCTCCTAACGACCGAGATCCCCTCGGCTTGGGCCGGTGCTGTGAGCACCTAGCGATACAATACCACACATGAGATGGCATGGGAACAATGTGTTGACATGCCAGAAAAAAGCTGTCACCATCAAAGCTCCACTGCCAACGGAGTCAACATGAAGCTCACCAATAAGCATGGCATCCCTGAGACATTTGTCAATGTCCTTCGGAGGCCGACCTATTCCAAGGGCAAGGCTCACCGCTCGGTGACGCAGCTCATCAACTCCCCAAAGATCGTAGCATTGACTGAACGGTTCCAGGACGAGATCGAATCTGACGTGGCCGATATGGTCTGGTCACTCTTCGGCTCTGCTGTTCACAAGGTTCTGGAGCACGGCAAAGACGACACGCACGTCATTGAGGAGCGCCTGTCTGCTGTAGTGGATGGATGGACGATCTCCGGTGCTATCGATCTTCAGATCAAACGCGAGGGCGGCGTCTCAATCCGGGACTACAAGACCTGCTCATCCTGGTCTGTGATGAACGAAAAGATCGAGTGGGAGCAACAGCTCAATCTCTACGCTTGGCTGGTCGAGAAGGTCAAGGGTGTCCAAGTTTTGGACATCGGTATCGTGGCAATCATCCGCGACTGGAGCCGCCGGGAGGCCGAGCGCAAGGAAGAGTATCCGCAGGCACCGATCAAGGAACTCCCGATCAAGCTGTGGACTTTTGAGGAACGTGAGGCATTCGTAGCTGAGAGGATCCACAAACACGCCGAGGCTGACTTCGCGCTTGAGGCTGAAGAGCTTCTGCCGCCTTGCACCCCGGAGGAGATGTGGGAAAAGCCAACGGTCTGGGCTGTGATGAAGAAAGGTGGCGTGAGGGCCAAGGCTCTTTTCGGAGACGAACTCTCGGCCATCTCTGAAGCCAACAGACTCGGCGGAGATTACGAAGTTCAGACCCGGCATGGAGAGCGCACACGCTGTGCAAACTTTTGTCCGGTCAACACATGGTGCGCCCAGTGGCGCGATTACCAAGACGGCGTTCGATTTGAAAAGGAGCAAGCATGACAACGCTGAAAGAAGAGTTCGATATTAGCGAAGCCGAGGAGGAGGCTTGGAAATACGTTGCCGCAAACACCCGGCAGGTGGGCGGGGATCACTACAAGAAGCTCGGCATCGAGCCGTGGGAAGTCATGGAGGGATTGTTGACACGAGAAGAGTTCATTGGGTTCTTGAAAGGATCCGCAATCAAGTACGCAATGCGGCAAGGCTTGAAAGGATCTGACGACGCTGAGAAGGCTCGTCACTACATTCAGAAACTGAAAGAGGTACAAGGATGACTGTCTATCAAAAGCTTCAAGCAGCTCGCGTAAAGCTGCAAGGATCGAAGCTCACCAAGAGCGGCAAGAACAAGTTCGCAGGCTACGAATACTTTGAGCTGGGTGACTTCCTGCCTCGCATTCAGGAGATCTGCAACGAGGTCGGTCTGTGTGGCGTTGTGACCTTTACCAGCGACGAAGCCAAGCTTGCCATCTTCGACGTGGAAAGCGGAGTGTTCATTGAGTTCACCTCCCCTATGGCCAAGGCTGAACTCAAAGGTTGCCACGATGTTCAGAACCTGGGTGCAGTGCAGACCTATTTGCGTCGGTACCTTTGGACAAATGCCTTCGAGATCGTAGAGCACGATGCCCTTGATTCCGCTACCGATGTCACGGTAGATCGACCCAAAAAAGCGGAGCCGAAGCCCGAACCCAAGCTTCCGAAGAAGGTCGAAGGAAAAGCCGGTCCGTGGCAGATCACGGTTGAAGGTGTTGGCGAAGAACCGGAATGGCTTGATTCCGTGCCGGGTGCAGTGCAGACCGCGCTCGATATGGCTACAAGCGAGGCCGATGTCATGTCTATCTTCAAGGTCAACAAGCAATTGTTCGATCTGGTCAAAGAAGCCGACGCATCCCTGTGGAAGTCCCTGATGTCCACGTTCACCGAAACCAAAAAGAAGTTCGTCAAGGAGTAAGCATGTTCGTTCCCCGTCCTAACACCGGCACCCTTTGGCCCAATGAGAAGCGCTCAGATAACCACCCCGACGTTCGCGGCGACATCTTTGTCGAGATCTCTCTGCTGAAGAAGCTCATCTCCCAGGCCGATGGCGAGCAGGTCAAGCTCTCCGTATCGGGCTGGAGGAAAGAGATTGCTGGCAAGAAAGCCCTGTCCCTGTCTATCTCGGAGCCATACGTAAAGTCAGCCCCGAAGGCACAGGAAGACGAAGAAGACCTGCCTTTTTAGGAGACTCACATGAGTTGGATTGGCGTATCAATATTGGTGTGGGTTGTGGCCGCGTGGATTACACACGTTGGAACCTGTTTGATCGAAGGATCTTGGGGGTTTCTGATTGCGGGCGCGATCTTCTTCCCTGTAGCTTGGGTTCACGGCACCGGCATCTGGTTTGGGCTGTGGTAATGAAAACCATCCAGTTCGAGGCCGTGAAGGTGGCCCTCAAACAAAACAAGGACGGGTACATCCTGACCTTGTGCCTACACCCCGACGACGCCCCCGAGGATCTTCTCAGGGACTTCGTTGGATCAAGGTATCAGGTCGTCATGGTTCGACTGAACGGCGAAGAACAGCCTATGGATCGTCACGAGTTTGACGGCACAAAGGCTGTCCGACTGGCCGGAGTTCTGTGCCGTGACCCTGAGTTCTGGGCTTACTTGAACGATGAAGCACTGGTCTTCGAGGAGAGCGAGGAGGCCGCAACTGAATGGCTGCGCGACTTCCTGAACGTCTCCTCAAGATCCGAACTCAAAACCAACGCAACCGCCCGTGACTTACTGGCTCGCGTCAACAAGGACTTCATGTCATGGAAGCAAAAAAACGGCTGATACCGTACTCGGTATATCTGCCGCCTGACATCCACGCCAAGCTCAAAAAAGCTGGAAAGAATCGTCAGGCGTCCACCCTAGTACGCAATGCCATCGCAATGATCCTGGATGGCTCGGATGTCTACAAAACTGGATACAAAGCTGGACTGGCAGACGCCGCTCACATTGTGAGCAACAACACCCACGCCAAGATGCTTCGGGTCGAGAACAAAGACCTCGGCCAACTCCTGCACAAACAGATCATTGCATTGGAGCCCAAATTAAATACGAGTTTACCCGTGACTGGTTCAAGACCGGCGAGCATGTGTGGCCCGAGGTCCGCAAGATGATGTCCAAGAACATGAACTTCTTGGAGATCGGATCATACGAAGGCAGGTCAACTGTCTGGACCGTTGAACACATGATGGGCGACGGCGGAGAGATCACCTGCATCGACACTTGGGCTGGCGGCGAAGAGCATGAAGCAGATGATATGCGGCAAGTCGAACTTCGCTTTGATCGAAACGTCGCGGTCGCACAAAAGAAGTTTCCAGAGCGCAACGTCCATAAGATCAAGCAACTATCCCACATGGCAATGGCCGAGTTGATCAGCGGCGGATACAGCTATGACTTCATCTACATCGACGGCTCTCACCAAGCCAAAGATGTGCTGACAGATTCGTGCATGGCTTGGAAACTGTTAAACAAAAGCGGTTTCCTGGTATGGGATGACTATTTATGGGGCCATCCTCGGGATGTGCTGCACCGCCCCAAAGCAGCTATTGACGCTTTCATGATGTTGTTCGGAGATGAGATGCAGGTTGTGTTTCTTGGGTATCACATGGTTGTTCAAAAACTAGGAGGCAAGTATGAGAGACCATGATTATCAAAATGACTTTTCCACCGATGTGTTTTACAAGATCAGCGCCGCCACCGATGTCGCTGAAACTTGGAAGCGATTCGGCTGGGAGCCGCCCTCACAGGACCCGGCCTATCAAGAGAAGTGGAAGAAAGCAAAAGAACCAACAAAGATCGGAGCATCAAATGGTTGATTACATCGAAGGCATCTTGGCGATCAGAAAGAACTTGGCAGAGCTGGAAGAGGCTTGTCGGAACAATGAATACGCCAAGGCAAGAGACTTGTGTCTAGCCATTATTGTCGAGACCCGATCCGTGAATCATCAAATCACGATACAGGCGACCGACAAATGAACTGGCTTGGACCGCATACGTTTGTCTTTGATTACAAACTTCCTAAGTGCGACACGCCATGTCATGCACAAGTCGGCGTGTTTTACCGGGAAGAAAGCGACACCTACTGCGTAATGCTTGAAAAGGTGTGGATCGAGCATTCTGGCAAGCAGTGGACTTTAACCGATGTTTTATCTCAGGAGGTTATGAGCACGATAGACAAAGAAGCACAGTCACTCTTTGGAACATTTTTACAGAAAGGACAATCATGAAAGTCACATTGAAAATTGATTCTGAGCTGCTACCCATCATCGTCAAAGCACTGCGCGATTACACCGACCGATCAATCGTGGATATGGTGGAAAGCCCGGCGGTTGCCAAACCCAAGCCGGTAGCAATCAAGCCCGCAAAACGCCGTGGCCGTCCGCCTGGCAGGAAGAATGCCTCCAAGGTGGCAGTGGCCGTATCCGCACCGGCCGCAATCGCAGCGTAAACACGGAGGGGGAAACCCCTCCAGGAGATCCTTATGACCACCAACAAGGACGCCATCACAGATCCAGGTCTCTTCTTCCGAAGCATGGATGACTGCCCGACTGGACCAAAGGTATTGCTCTTGAACAAAGCTGGAATTGCGAGCACCGGATGGTGGGACGGGAAAGACAAATGGTTCGTAGGCTGGTATCCGCTACCTAAGATCCCTCCTGAAATCCGCGAGCTGGTAGAGCCGAGCTACAAAACAAACATCGGCAACCTTCTTGGAGACTGAAGATGATCATAGAAACGCGAATCGCCGGGATTCCCTGCCTGATTGAGGCACAGGTCCATGTCCAAACGGGTTCGTATAGCCGAAACGCACCGAGTGACTGGGATTATCACGGCTGGGTTGAAGTGGAGTCATTCACTGTGCTTGATCAACGTGGCCGCCCCGCACCGTGGCTCGAAGCAAAAATGACAGACAAAGACATTCAACGGATCGAAGAGGAGCTTTGCAATGACCTTTGATGAACTGCACGTGCGCGTGATCAAGTGGAGCCGAGACCGGCAGATCATCCCGAACAGCACGGCAACGGCCCAGTACCTGAAGGCCGCATCTGAGATGGGAGAACTGGCCGATGCTTTGGCTAAAAAGGACATCGGTGCCACCGCCGACGCTGTGGGCGACGTTCTGGTCTGCCTGATCAACTTCTGTGAACTCTCGGGCCTAGACATCGTGAAGTGCCTGGAAGGGGCCTACAACGAAATCAAGGACCGCAAAGGGTTCCTCATGCCCAACGGCGTGTTCGTGAAAGAAGAATGAAACCCGACAAACACTTCGTCGAAGAGCAAGCTCGGCGCATGCGTGAGCTGCTTCAGATGAGGGCCGCACTGCCCGAAGACGATATGTCCTATCTGGTCGAGAAGGTCGAGCGGATGAAAGACGAGCGTCTGAAGGCTTGTATTGCGACGCTGATCGGGTGGGGCGACGACGAGCGGGCCGAGGTCGAGACCTTCGTTGCGATTGCAATAGAAGTAATGAAGCGGACGAACATCGGGAAGCTGCGTGAGTGCGCCCGGATTGTTGAGATGAAGTACTACATGAAGGAGCTGAGAGATGAACGTAAAGATTCAGTGGGCGACGCCTGATCTTGATCAGCAGCTCTTGTATATCGCAAGGGTCTCGAACCCTGATAACCAATCATCAGGCAAGACAGGACTTATGCGATATCTGATGGAGCATGGTCACGTCAGCCCGTTTGAGATGGCAAATGTCTGCCTTGAGATCGAGACCACACGAGACATCGGGAGGCAGATCCTGCGGCACAGATCGTTTTCATTTCAGGAGTTCTCACAGAGATATGCGGATGCGTCGCAGTTGACGCCGGTCGCTCTACGGGAGGCCCGACTACAAGATCCGACAAACCGTCAGAACAGCATTGAGACAAACGACCAAGTCTTGCGAGACCGATGGGAGCGATTGCAGCGCGAGGTGTACGAGCAGGCCAACGCGTATTACAGGTCTGCCCTCCTTGCTGGCATCGCCAAGGAACAAGCAAGAGCTTTGTTGCCGGAGGGTCTGACGCCGAGCAGGATGTACATGAACGGCAACATGCGCTCGTGGATCTTTTACCTCAAGCAGAGGTTAGATCCGACCACACAGAAGGAACACCGATTGCTAGCCGAGTCGGTATTGAGGGAGCTTCGTACGGTCGCTCCGATCACGATGAGCGCGTTCTTTGGAGATGGGGAATGACACAAGACGACATCATCCGGATGGCGCGTGAGGCTGGAATTGATGAGCCTGAATCCGACTGGATGTATTGGGCTGCAATGGAACGCTTCGCCGCCCTTGTCGCGGCTGCCGAACGTGAGGCGTGTGCGAAGTTGGTCGAAAATTTTGAGCGCAATGGAAACTGGATTACCAAGGAAGAAGCCGCAAAAGCCATCCGAGCAAGGGGTGAAGCATGAACTGCGATTCAGTCTACAAAGAGCGCAACCAATTGGTGGCTTTGTTGTCCACGTTGTTTCCATCAGGCAAGGCCAAGACCGCCATTGAGGGCTGGGACGAGGCGTGGCACGGGTGTGTTTACATTGACTTCCCTTGGGGGCAGGCTTCATGGCACTACCACTCAGACGATGAGCAGATGTTTGCACATTTGCCGCCTTACACAAAACCGTGGGATGGGCATACCACTGAAGAAAAGTATGCAGCCATCGCCGAAGCCATCAGAGCAAGGGGAAACCAATGAGCGCACATTTTAGATCCAAGGCAACCCGCGTATGCCGTAAGTGCAAAAACAGATATGGCGTGTCTGCGTTTGCTACTCGAACGGGTTTTATCTGTAAATGGTGCAAGGAAAAAACGCTGGATCAACCGTCAAGTATTACTTGACACTTGGAGGCGCAAATGAACTACACACCGGGGCCGTGGAAGCACAGGCCGTCTATGTGGGGGAAAAAGCTCCGCTTCGTGAGGATCGGAGAAAACGTGAACTACACGACCGGCGATGTCAAAGCAGCCGACGCCCGTCTGATCGCAGCCGCGCCTGATCTATACGAAGCACTCAAGGAGATCGTCGATGCGACTGATACGGGATGGGAGCATCTTGATGCGACGTTTACACGAGCGCGGGCGGCGTTGAAGAAAGCAAGGGGTGAGAGATGAGTAAACCAACAGGAGGCCCAGCGTTTCCAACGGGGACGGCATATCAAGGCATGACGCTGCGCGATTATTTTGCGGCGAAGGCGATGCAGGGCTTGCTTGCGGGTCTTGACCGCGATGCTCGTCGATTTATGGAACGCCAAGAAGAGCCGGTAAAAACACTAGCAGAGGCAAGCTGGGTAATGGCAGACGCCATGCTTGAAGCAAGGGGTGAGAAATGACACGAGATGACATCATCAAGATGGCGCGAGAGGCTGGCATTGATGTTTGGTGGGACAGCGGAAATGAACACCGTGAGGGGTTGCAAGAGCACCTCGAACGACGCATCAGGGATTTGGCATCCAGAGCTATAAGGCTTTCTGCTGAGGATGGAAAGATAACTGGATTTGGTCATCACGAAAAAACCATCATGGACAACATTGACTTTTTGTACTGGCTTGTCAATTTGGCGGAAATGGATGAACGTGAGGCGTGTGCGAAGGTGGCAGAGAACTGGTTGATCGGGCACACAATTGCTTATGCCATCCGAACAAGAGGTGAGAAATGACCGACAACATCAAACCATTTATCAAAGCCACTACGCCCGACAACTCCGACGCGATTGCAATGCTTGAGCAGTGGCTGGAGGACGCCAAGAACGGAGAACTGATTTCTGTTGGGCTGATTGGCAAGCGGATCGGTGGCGAATGGCAGACTGGATTCAGCAGTTCAGACAACGGTCTTGAGGACGCAGCCATGCTGATCGAACTCGGGATACGGCGTCTTGGTTTTAAGCAAAGGTGAGAGATGACTGAAACCCTACTAGTCTACGCAGCAGGTATAGCGGTCGGCTATCTGATCTGGGCACCTGAGACGCGGTTCAAACGAGCCGTGATCGACGGTATGACACTGAGCTTTTTGTGGAGGAGAAGAGGATGAGCATTGAAGCAATGAAGCAGATGGTCGAGGCTGTCGAGGCCGACCTCAAGCTGTTCAACATTCCGCACACGGCGAGGATGCTTGAAGCCCTGAGCGCAGGGCGCACCGCCATCGAACAGGCAGAGAAGCAGGATCCAACTGGTAAGAATTACTTACCAGTTGAGCCGGTCGGTTGGATGCACAATCAAATCGAGGGGGTTGTCATAACGCATCGACCTGCGGACGTTGATCGGCATCCAGAACGGTGGGAAAGAATTTATAAGGAATGCAAAGCATGAGCATTGACGCAATGAAGCAGGCGCTGGAGGCGTTGGAAATGGGATTGGGTCAGGTTTCTGGCGACTATGACACCGCAATGCAGAAAGCCATTGGTGCTGTAACCGCCCTCCGCACCGCTATCGAACAGGCAGAGAAGCAGGAGCCGTTTGGATATTTTCAGTACGCGCCGCATTTTGATGCGTGGGTACAGAACCGTGATAGCAGCGAAGGCGTTCCGTTTTACACCGCACCGCGCCAATGGGTCGGACTGGCTGACGACGAAATCAAAGAGATCATCGGACCGTGGGGCGAGACTCCGATCAAAGGATATACGAGAAAGTTATTTGATCAGATTGAAGCAAAACTGAAGGAGAAGAACCGATGAATACGGAAATGGGAATCAGCCTTGAAGGGCATGAATACACTATTAAGACTGCAAAAGATTTGTCTTACATCACATTTGAAAAAGGACCGTTGTTTGAGGAGCATATAAACAACCAATTGAAGATCTCCGACGGACGTACTATTGGACAAGCAACACGAGACGAGCTGCACAGTAGGCTCGATGCTTGGATTAACGGGCTTGAAACTATCGAAGCAAAGCTGAAGGAGAAGAATGAAGCGACTTGATCACCCAGAATGCGACTGCCCACAAGGCACCGGGTCCGAGGTCCGCGAGACGAGGATGGATACACGATACGGTTTCACCTATCGCAGGAGGACTTGCACCGGATGCGGACTGACATTCGGCTCTTACGAGATTCCGATCATGAGTCTAAATATGGACCAGTTCGACCCCATCAACCCCGGAGGAAAGCGACAGTGAGACTCTCCGCTACAACGCTACCCAAGCTACTCAAGGCCCTGATGGAGCAGCCCCGCAGCGCCATGGAGCTGATTGAAGTGACCGGCCTCGGTCGTGACGGCGTGCACCTCTTCTGCGAGGCCATGCACAAGGAAGGGCTAGCTCACATCGTGTGGTGGGACTTCCATGACAGCCAATACTCGGCAGTCTACGCCTTTGGACCCGGCGAGGACACCAAGGAGCGCTGGAATAGTACCGAGCAAGCGCTATTCGAAATCTTCGCCAAAGACTTCCTGTCCCGCACCGCGGCCGATTTAGCCAAAATCCTCAACCTTCACGCTGCAACCATCAAAAAGGCACTCAATGAACTCACAGCAAAAAGCTACCTCATCCGAAACAAAGCAGCCACACCCAACGATCCCGTCTCGTGGCGGCGCAACCCCCATGTGGCCTTTCCCGACCGTCGAGGAACTGATGGCTATGCCCAGAACCTCACACGTCCCACTAAACCACCGAAGCGGACGATCACCCAGCAAAGCTGGTTTTCGGCAATCGTCTGATGTAGGCGACGCGCCCTGGTAGGAGGAAGCATGACACCACTCATTCAATCAATGTGGAAGCTGGTTCCCGAGCCGCACAAGGGAACCTGGTTTGATGTTGGAAGCCTGGACACTTTTGAGTTCGAACTTGATCCGGAACTTATCACGCACCTTCCATTTGACAACATCAATATCGTTGGCCGAGGACTAAGCGGGCCGTTTGTAATCTTTGCAGCATCCTCGGGCACAAATCAAATCGTTGCGGCAGGCTTTGCCCTAACCCCCAAGTTTGTTCGACTTCCGGCGTTGATATGCAATCTAACTCCAGAAGGCAACCTAGGCGTGTATCGGCGCGACAACACAGTCGGTAGCCGAGAAGAAAATCTTAAGATTGTTGGTGTCATCCAATTGCTAGTCTCACGTCTTGATACCAACGACATGACTGCATACAAAACGGAGGTCCGTAAAACATTCACCAATCAACGCAAACTCGCCAAAGGAAAAGCGCCGTCCTTTGAGTGGCGCACCGTTACTGTCAAAGCTCGCAACCCCAAACAAAGTGGCGTTTCTACGGGAACCCATGCCAGCCCGAGAGCGCATGAGCGCCGAGGACACTGGCGAGTTGTCAAAGGCCGTCGCGTCTGGGTGAAGCCGTGTCGAGTCGGTGACTTCAAAAAGAATGGACTGGTACTTCACGACTACAAGGTTCACCATGAAGCCAACAACATACAGAAACCCTAAGCTCTTGCAACTGGCCGAAGGTCAGTCGTGCGTAAACTGTGGCACCCGTGACGGCACCGTTGTCAGCGCACATTCAAATCACGGCAAAGGCATGGGCATCAAAGCCTCTGACGCCACGATCATGCACCTGTGTCACCAGTGCCACGCCGAGTACGACCAGGGACGCCAAATGAGCAGATACGAAAAACGCGAATTTGCCGAGAGGATGAACGCGCGAACACTTAGGCGACTCCTGGAGCAGGGTCACCTCGTTGTCTCTATGAAGCCTGTTGACAGTGATGGACTGGTTCTATAGAGTTGACGGGCCGACCCCTTCGGCATGACCTCCTGGCAGTGGTCATCCTCGCCCCGGCTTCGGCCGGGGTTTTCATTTGAAGGAGCGCATGATGCTACCTGCACTGACCGCCTTGCTACCGTTCGCAGGGAAGATTCTTGATAAGGTCCTACCAGACCCGGAAGCCAAGGCCAAAGCGCAGGCCGAGCTTGAGCAGCTTCATCAAGCGGGCGAGCTGGCGCGGATTGCCAACGAAACCAAGCTCTTCGAGGTCGAGGAAAAGAACACCACGGAGCGCTGGCAGTCAGACATGGGGTCGGATAGCTGGCTATCTAAAAACATCCGTCCCATGACCCTCATAGCGATCCTGTGTGCCTACTTCACGTTTGCCTCCGCCTCTGCGTTTGGATGGAGCGTCAACGAGTCTTACGTCAAGCTGCTGGGCGAATGGGGTCAGCTCATCATGCTGGCGTACTTTGGAGGCAGGACGGTAGAGAAGATCTTCAACATCAGGAACAAATCATGACGCTTGAGCAACTGATGCAAGCCACAGGCGCATCACAGTGGGCCTGCGAGAAGTACGTTGAGCCGCTCAATGCCGCTATGGAACGGTTCAATATCTCCACGCCGGAGCAGAAGGCCGCATTCATCGCCACCATCACCATCGAGACCGGTGGCCTCAGATGGATGGAGGAGAACCTCTTCTACCGGAACGCGAATCGCCTGGCAAACATCTTCAAGCGTGTCTTCAACGGAGACCCGAAGGCCGCAGCGCCGTATGTTGAGAACCCCCTAGCCCTGAGCGAGAAGCTCTACAACGGCTATCACGGCAGAGGCATGATCCAGCTCACTTGGGAGAAAAACTACAAAGCCTGTAGTGACGCCCTCGGTGTGGACTTCGTAGCCGAGCCGAAGCTCCTCAAAACCCCGGAGTACGCGGCACTCTCGGCCGCATGGTTCTGGCACGAGAACGGTTGCAACGAGGTCGCAGACGACATGACTAAGGTCACCCGCATCGTGAACGGACCAGCCCTAATGCACCTCAAAGAGCGGCAGAAGCAGTACGAAATCGCCCTCGTCGCCTTCAAGGATGAAGTCTAAATAACCACACTCGTCGTAGGGGTGCAACAATGTTGCACTCTTTTGTGGTTTGTTTTCAATGACTTACAGAGGCGTTTTCTAAATTTCAAGTTTTTTGTCCCCATCTTGACGGGTCGTTGATGGGTGGGTATGATTCATCCCGTTGGTGTCGAAACCAACGCGAAGCATAGTTAGTGAGAGAGACTGACTAAGAGCCTTCTAGAACGACTCCGACCCCGAATGGGGTAGCCCGAAAGGGTTCTCTCTCCGGGGTCATTCTAGAAGGTTTTTTTTCGCCTCTTCCACGCCCTAACAAAGGACAGTCATGGAAGGCGCATTTCGTTCTCGTAAGAAGGCCGTGCATCAACTGCACGAAGCGACCGATCCCAAGTACGCAGTGTTTATGCGTTCTCCTTCTGGGCACTCGGCAAAGTTCAAGTACCTTCATGAAAGCATGGATACGGCTATCGAGAAGTGCCGTGAGTTTGCAGCCAACGCTGTAAGCCACGGCCATCTTGACTTCACCTATTACGCCGTCGAGATCAAACACCGAGTCGGTATTGAGCGCGGCAAGTTGGTGGATGAGCCTATGAAGTAAAACCTCCCCAGCAGGTAGCTGGGTCTTGGCAGAGTCTATCGGGCTAGGTATGGTAGGGGGCTACTGGAGGAACCCGCAGCGGTGGATGCCGCAGAGTCGGGGTAGGCCGGAAAGCGTCGGATCCTTCAACGTTCTGGCTGTCAAGGTAAGCGCACAGAAGAACCAGGCGCAAGCGGTGAGTTTCAGGACGCATCCGGGGCGGAATGGCATCGGGGAGTGCGGACTGGCAGGGGGCCGTGGTAGGCACCGGCAACGGTGAAAAGCTCCTGAGTGCGTTATAAGTTGCCCTGAGACGCATACCGGGTTTACCGGGAAAAAGTCGGGTGGTGGGATGTTATAAACTAACACTCACCCTTAGGCTGACTTTTGCCCGAGTTTGGCCGAAGAGGAAGCGGGCCAGCGGAAAAGCGAGCAAAAACTTACATTCCGCGAACACGCAAGGCCAAACGTCACTTCCAACACACGACAGGTCACTTCCAATGGTTGCGAGGGCAAAAGCAAAGGCGACGCAACGTGACTTACAGTAACTGCGTCGTTGGCCGTCATTCCGTTTTGCGTTTAAAAGGCAAGCAAAAACTTTATTTTGTTCACTACGGGATTACCCCTATAGTGGAACTCGACCTTTTTGACGTACTGTTCCCAGACGACCCGCTTTGGACGGGCGACACTTTCAAGGAGTAGCGATGCTGATTAATGTGGCCATCATCCGGCTGGATGGCGATACACAGGTACGGAAGAAGATCGACCAAGAGCAGGTCGAAGACTTTGCACAGATGATGCTCACCGGTGTTCCTTTCGAGGACATCGTTGTCTTCAATGATGGGAAGGACGTCTGGCTGGCCGATGGATTCCACCGGGTTCTCGCCGCTCGAATGGCGGGCGCAACTGAGATCGGGGCCACAGTCAAAACGGGAACGCTCGAAGAAGCGCGGCTCTTCGCCTTCGCTGCCAACACTCGGCGCGGCCTATCCCTGTCCTTGGACGACAAGATCAACATCCTCCGGAAGATGGAGCAACACCCCGTCACGAAAGGATGGTCCAACCGTCAGATCGCCAAGCACCTCAACTGCTCAGACGTCGCCATCGGCCGACTCAAGAAGCGCATGGTGGCCGTCACAGCCAGCATCCCAAAGAAGCAGCGCGAGGAGGTAGCCAAGGCCATCTCAGAGCCTCTACCAGACGTTGAAAAGACCGAGGTGGTACCTACCCCTTCCCAGGAAGGAAACGAGCTCCTAGACACGATTAACAGCCTGGCCAGTGAGAACGAGGTTTTGAAGGACAAGATCGCTCTCGGCCAATACGATGGTTCGGAGTTCGAGAAGATCGACCTCGAAGAGCGTATGGAAGAGATGAGGAAGAGGATTGTTGAGCTTGAGCTGGAAGTGAAGACACTTACCGAGTCTCGTGACTATCTTCAGAACCGTAACGCCGAACTCCTGTCTGCGATCAAGAGCCTGAAGAGCAGGCTGAGGAAGCTGAACTATGTTAGTGATCGACTTGATCAGGCTGCTTGAACGACATCAGGAATTGTCAGGAGCGTACCCAGAATCCACCAAGCTCGCCCTGCGAGAACTTCGGAGCATCTTCAATGATCACCCTTACGCTTCCTTACCCGCCATCCGTAAATCACTACTGGGGGACGAAAGGTATGCGGAGGTTTGTCGGGAAGAAAGGGATGGAGTTCAGGAGGGAAGTGAGTGAGCGTGTAGCCGAGGCTGGGTATCAAACAATGACGGGCAAGATCGCCGTTTTCGTGGCGCTCTATCCGCCCGACCGTAGGACACGAGACCTCGATAACGTGACCAAGGCTCTTCTGGACGCACTTCAGCACGCTGGATGCTTCGAGGATGACTCAGACATAGATGACCTACATCTCATCCGGCAAGAGGTTCAGAAGGGCGGATCTTGCACCGTAGTGATCACGCCCATAGAATGAACGTGTTACGGGTGCTGTGTGGTCTTACGGAGGGCTGGACCCTCCGTTTTTTTACAGACCCGCTTCCTTCCTCAGCATCTCAATCCCGTCGAGCAGCTCCTGCTTGTCTCTCTGAAGCTCCGTGATTTCCCTGCGACGTTCCTTGGCCGTCCCTTCTTCCCGACCCCTCGACAGCATTCGGATCTCGGCGTTGATCTTCTTGAGCTTAGATTCAGTCCGGTTCATCTCACGGGACAGGTCGATGAGCAGGTTCTTCTCAGAATCAAACTTCTCGGCCTTTTCGTACTGACCCGTTGCTTCCAGGTCCTTGTAGGTTGCTGTCGCCTTACGAACCCTTTCATGGAGATCGTAGAACAAAGCTTCAGGACCGCGACCAATCTCGGGGGCGATGAACCTCCCAACACCCGGCAACTGCTTGGCCGTTGATTCGGGTCGGACGTTCAGATACTCACCGATCATGTTGGAGCCGTATTGGGCCAGCATCCCGGCGACACCGGTGGTTCCTCGGATCAAGTGATCCCACTCGATAGGACTCAAGCCACCAGCCTGGCCGAGCAACTTGCCGAGCTCAGAGGTTTGATCCGTGAACTGCTGGAACTTCTCAAGGGTCTCCGTTCCGCGCGGGGTCAGGGGGCGCTCGGTGAAGAAGCTACGGTTCATGGCGATCTCAATGATCGGCCTGATAGCACTCGGAACAGGCTCAGGACCAAAGAACGCATCCGCCGCTGCTTCCGATACAGCCTTCTTGTACCGAGTCGCATCCATCGGCGTTTTGGTAGCCTGGCTGGCAAACATGTTGTAGGTCAGCTCAGGCATCGCCTTAAAGATGAACGCCGCCGATGTGTTGATCGGAATCAGGATTCCACTATCGGTTCCAGTGACCGACTTCGGGATGAAGAAGTTACGAACCTTGGTCGCGTCGTCCAGCTTCTCGTACTCATCATCTCCACCGACCAGCCAGCTATATGCCAGGGTCAGAGCTGTGAGCTGAGCTACCGTTGCCGCCATGATGCCCAGAGCTTTCTTGGTATCTCGTCCCCGTGCGCCTCGTGCAGTCAGAGCCGTGAACAGAGTATCAATCGACTGGAGGTAGGCATTGGCAAAGTTGACGTAGGTCACGAACGTCCTGATCGCACCAGACGAACCAAGCCGGTTGAAGTTGATCACATTAGCTGCTCGATACAGAGCAAGCGCCTCATCACCCGTCTCAGCCATTGTTCGCTTGTAGGCCGCAATACGGGCTGCGAAGTCGGACGCATCCCCAATGTGATCCATCAACTCCAGAGTCGCGGCACCCACCGACCGATTCACCAGACCCTTCTTCCGTTTCACCGCTGCTTCAGGCGTCCGCGTGATGGCTTGGAAGCCACCGATACCGTTGGCCCGCAGGATGTCTGCCACAGGGTCTGCATTGACGACCGTCTTAGCAAAGGACGTCATCACACTGCCCATCAAAGCCCAAGGATTCCGTACACCAGTCACAATGGCCGCAGTAGGAGCATCCTTGATGACCTGAGACATCTGGAAGAACGGGTCAATTGTGATGGCCCGGCGCATGAAGTTTGTGGCCGCAGCAATCGCTTCTGGGGCTCGAAGATCCACCGAATCCCGGCCATACACCGCTTCAGCAATCACCGGATCTTTGACCTCAACAACCACTCGACGACCGTCAGAGATGTAGTCGAATCGGCCTTTATTCCTGTCTGCCTTGGCAAAGGTCTTGATCTTCCCGGTCTCTGGGTCCCTTGTGGCGTACTCATCCACTATCCTTAAAGCGGCGTACTGACGCAGGACGCTCTGAGTCAGACGGATGATGTTGTCCGTCATGTTGTCTGGGATATAAGCAACAGCACGCTCGACCTTGCCCTTTTTGAACGCCCTTTCCTTCGTGATGTTCGTAGCCGACCGAGGATTCCCCACGTAGTGAATGTCTACGTCGTCATCTTGGACTCGCTGCCAGGGCACATAGTCCTTGATCGACATGAGCCGCTTATAGCGTTTTTCACTGATCATGCGAACTTGTCGCATCATGCCCAGCAGCCGCCGATTGGTTGCCATCCAAGCATCCATCATGTTTCTAAGCTCGGGATACACGGCGTCCTGATCAATGAACGCCTCGATCTCTTCGTCAGACATCAACACCTTTTCTTCGTTGATCCGAACGATTTCATCGAGCTGTGTCTTGGTCTCGTTGTACTCATCAGCCAGACGGTCCACGACCTTCTGTTGTCGGTCGATTGCACTATCAGCAGCCTTCTCCTTCTTAAGCTCACGCAGACGATCACGGGCGTCATCGAGAGCTTCTTTTTGGACCTCGATCTCCTCGGCTAATTGGGCCATCTCATCACGAATGTTCTTGGAACGTTTGGCTTCAAAGTAACCCTGGGCCAGCATGGCCCCTCGCTCATCCCCGAGCTTGTTCTTCAGCGCACGCTCATTTATGTAGACATCGAGCATACTGCCATCAGCTTGATGCGCTTCGATACGCTTGGTTTCCGGGTTGTACCGAAGCCCACCCTGCATCAGGAACTGAACGGCAATACCGTTGCCGTGGAGCATGTTGTCGAGGGCCAAAGTAGCCGTGGCCTCATCGTTGGCGGTCCTGACCTGATTTGCATACCGCTTGGCATCGGCTTCTTCCAGTCCGGCCCCGGAGAAGAACAGATAGTTCCGAGCCTGAGCAATCCCTCGATTCAACGGCCCGAAGATCATGTTGACCGCTTGGGACGGGTTATCAACCATCTCCTTGAAGGTGGATCGGATAGACGATGTGCTGGGCATCAGCCTAGACTTAACCGTCTCCAGCTCTCGGCCAGTCACCTTGGGACGGTTGAACTCATCTAGGAGCTCGTCAACACGCTCGCGCTCTGCTTGGTCGGCAGGCTCTACGCGACCAGCTTCTCCAGGTCGGCCGCCGACTTCGCCTTCAGCACGACTGGCAGCAGTTGCTCGTACACCTTCGCCCCTTCCTTGTCCTTCTCCTGCCGGTACAGTCCCAGCCTCGTCCGCACCCCGGCCTCGATCTCCTCTAGCCGATGCTGCGGCGGCGTCTTTCTGGACATCCTCAAGAGACTTTGCAGTGTTCTTTGTTGTAGATCGTCCATAAGCATCCCTCATTGCAGTGAATGTTGACTCGTGGCGACGCAGCACATCCAGGATCGCGTCACGATAGTAATCCATCAAGCCTTCGTCGTTCAGGTACTGCTCGACCTTGATCATCTGGCCGTTGTGAGCCACGCCGTGATCCATCGAACCCGTATGGGCGATCTCATGGATCATCGTGTTCAAGATGTTGCCTCGAACGCCAAACAGGGTTCTTGCACCCCAGTCATAGAACGGATTGATCAAGACGGCCTTGTACGGAACCTTGATGTGTACGCCACCGTAGTCCTTGTCAATCGAGATGCCAGCAAAGAACAGGTTGTCAGGTGACAGCTTCTCGTAGCCGTAGATGCCGCTCTTGGCAAGATCCTCTTTCATCTCAACCATCAGCGTCCCGAGTTCAGCAAAGAACTGCTCAGGGTCGCCATAGTCCCTACCAACCTCAACGAAGTCTACGTTGGTGTTGTTGTGGAAGATTGGTAGTTTTGGATCTTGCTTCAGGTCGATCATAAAGTCCTTGGACTCTTTGACCTTTTCACCCTTGAATGTGGACGCCTTCTCTTTTTCTGCTGCTTTTTGGGTGTCTACCAAAACCTGTTGAGTTCTGGTATCTCGCACCTCAGTAGGCGTGATGGTGACTTCTTTAGGCAACGGCTTGAGTTCTGACGGGGCTTGAGCGCCCTGTGTGCCAAAGCTCTTCTTGAGCTTATCCGCCATCCCTGCTATGTCAGCGCCAGCCTCGACACGAGGCATGGAGACGATTCCCTTGAAAGACTCCTGTAGTCCAGCAGCCTCATAGCCACGGGCAATCGTGCCGAGATAATTGGTCAACGAACCAATGTCGTTTTTCAGCCTACCCTTAAACCGCTCTCGACTGTTCTCAAACGGATAGTCGGGGTGTTTTGCATCGACATTTGGTTTTACATTGACAATGATGTCGTATGGAATCTTTTCTTTGTTCAGCGTGAATTCTTGATCAAACTGATAAACGCCGCTTGAAAGAACTTGATGGTTTGTCTGCCAAGTATCTGACTTACGTTCGATTCCAAAGTATATGTCGGCTGAACCCCAATCAAAGTTTGCTTTGAAGGATTGATATTTGTCTTCTGGAAAGTTGGTCCCTACCGGAAGGGTTTGCTTGTCACCATTGATGTCAACGTCAACCTTCACTGGGCCAATCAACGGTTTGGTCAGAGGCGAAATGCTACGAACACTCCACGGAAACCAGATCGGTTTTGCTTCTCCGGTCCTTGGATCGGTGTAGTTTTCAGGAATCGTAACGGTCACTGTAGTGCCGTGTTCTTTCTTTGGAGCGGGCGACTTAACAATCTTGAAGTTGTTGTTTGCAATGTCTTTGGCCGTTGTATCAACCTTGATACGAACTCCGTCTCGAACCGTATCAAGCTGAAGCCGATCCGATCCAAGCATGAAGCCCATCTTGGCTAGACCAAGACCACCGCTGCGCTCGCTAGGATCAAGATCAGACTTCTCTGACCCGGCGATAGTAAAGAACGCATCACGGACAATCTCTGGCGTCATGCCACGAGCGTTGTCTTTGATTGAGATCGTTCTCGTACCGGAGTCAACTTTGATCTCAATAGATCCGGTCTTGTACAGCGCTGGTCCTTTTTTGGAAGACACAGCACCTTTGACCGCATCGAAGGCGTTTTGCAGCAGCTCCTTGACGGTGACGTCGGCCAAGTTGGACGCATACATGTTTGCGCCAAGCAACTGGATCAAGCCGCCCATATCGGCATTCAGTTGACCCGCTTCTTCTCCAAACTTGCTGTCCTGGCCTTTTGAATACGAAACCTCACTGGTTGTATCGGGTCGAGCGACCATCGTGAGGGATGTCTTGGGCACTCGCTGATACGCTTTGGGCGAGCGAGCTGCATCAGGACGGAAGCGAACGTAGTCGCCTTCAAGACCAATCACGACTCCGGGAGTATTACCAAACCTTACTTGGTCGCCCACCATGAAGTCATTGAGCTTGGCTTCAAGGACGGCCTTGGTTGTGTCTTCAACGAGTTTGGTTTCTTCTTTGACCTGTGCCTTCGTGGGTTGTGTTGCACGGAACAAGGCGTTACTCGCATCAACCTCGTCCTTCTTGAGCTTGCCGTACTTACGCTTCCACGAGTTGTACTTCTTCACTCCCTCGTCGTATCGACGGACGGTCTCGGGATCCGCACCTTCTCGGCCATTCTTGCCGAAGAACTGACGCTCGGTACGAGGCTTGGGAGGCTCTGGGCCGAGTGCGTCTAGTGCCGCCTTTGCGTCGTCGTAGGTCTTTTGTAGTCTCTCGATCTCGGGCGCAACAGCGGGGGCTTCTGGGGCCGGAGCTTCCACTGCTTGCTCCGCGACTGGTTCAATAACCGGGGTTTCCTCAAACATGCCCGCTTGCTCAGGCGGCTTCACCTCAGTCGGGGCTGCTTCACCTTCGAGCGCGAACATATCCCGAGCAAGATCAGCTTGGCGCTTCTTCTCGGCTTCGGTGGCACCGGCTTGTTCCGCTTCTTCACGAGCCCTGATCTCTGCTTCCGTTTCGCCGGTAAGCTGAAGCTCCGGGGGTGGTGTGCCGCGTTCAGCACGCACCTCGGCAATCAAATCGGAATTGGTCTGCCAGTTCTCCCACGCAGCCTTCTGTTGCCTTAGTTCTTCAATGCGACGCTTGACTGCTTCGGGATCCTTGATGTCGATGCCTTCTGCCTTGGCAAGAGCCGGATTCTTTGAGGCACCGGTAATCGCTGATAGCCGAGTTTGGAGTTCTCGCTGTTTGCGTGAGGCGATCTTCGCCATCGCTTCAGCTTCGCGGATCGCACTGTCGTCAAGCCCAAACATGTCTACAGTCACACCCTGCTCACCCGCAAGTGCCTGGACGGCCTGCATGGTGTTGACTGCCATGTTCATCGTCTTGCCATTGTTCATGGCATTGATGCCGACCGCCTGAATCCGAGAGTCGTTCGGAGCGTTCAGCGCGATGTAGAACGCGGCTTCTTCTGGGATTGCGTCGGCACGAAGGGCGGCAAGGAGCTCATCACTGCCTTGAGTTGCGATTGTGTAAGCCCGCTTGCCCGTCGCCCTTGCCAGTAGTCCTCTTGACTCGGCTGTCTCGCGGTCGATGCCACTCGCTTTGAAGTAGTTGACATAGTCTTTTGCCTTTCCTTGTCCGTCTCGAATGTTTAGTTCAGCGTCGAGTACCGCTGCGTGATCACGGGTAAACCCTTGGGCTTCATCGTGAATCTGGGCCGGGATGGTCTTCTCACCACTACGCTGGGCCAAGTCAAACCGATGCCGACCAGAGATCACCTCAAGCGATCCGTCCAGCCTGCGCCAGACCTGAATCGGTGCAACACCAGTCCGCTCAAACTTGCCACCCAAAGGCTCAACAACGCCTTTGGCCGTCGCCCCGAGCTTGAACTGCGGAACATCTTTGGATAGCGAGAGCTGGTTGAGTGGGACTTCAACCGTAGCAAGACCCTGCGCTTCAAGGTTCGGCGGCTCGGGTTCTGTTTCCTTGGCTTTTACGAAGGTTGGAACAGTCGGCTCTACGGGAACCGCTGCTGCGGCGGAGGTAGGGGTGACTAAAGGCTCAGCAGGCGGCGTTTCAGCCGTTGGTGCAACAGGCGTTACACCTCCATCAATCGGCGTGAACACATAGGACGGTTCTTCAATGCTCGGCATTCCGGGAATGGCTGGAACGTCCTCAATGACTTCTTCAACCGGCGGTCCTCGTCGGGTAGGACGGAGAACAACAGGCTCTTCTTCGGCCGGGAGAGTAGGTTCAGCCTGGCCGTCAACCGTAGGCTCGGTTTCAAGCGTTGGTTCAGCTCGGCCCGGCGCTTCGGGGGTAACTTCAGGCAGCGTGGGTTCAGCCCGTACAACAGGCGCTTCAGGAGCCTCGGGGGCTTCTGGCTCTTCTGGGGTGGCAGGAGGTATAGCAACTGCACGAGCAAGCTCTGCCAAGCCTTGTGGCCGAGCACCTGTGGCCATCAAGAACGCCGCTTCCCGTTGAATTGCCTCTGGACTGAAAGCGACTGCTTCAATATCGGCCTGAATTGCCCGACCCAGCGCGGATGCCGGATCTACGCGAGGCTCCACATAGGTCCGGTAGAAATCAGTGGCAAGCTCTTTGCCTTTCATGCCACCAGCCATGACGCCGCTGGTCAACAAGGTTTGCACGAACTGTTGACGGAAGGCATCAGCAACAGACAGCTCTTGTTCGGTGAGCTTGGCCTTGCGTTCGGCTGCGTTCTGGCCGAGCGCCGTGACGGTCTCGGTAGCCTGTTCCGCAGCGAGAGCACCCGCTTTCTGTCCAACAGACGCAAGCATCGACTGCGACATCCCCTTGGCAGGACCGGAAAACGCCTTCAGGAAGATCGCATTGCTGACCGCTTCAGGAATGGCTTCCCAAAGGCCGTATTGCGTTGCAGCAGAGTCAAACTCTTCCTTTGCGGCCTCCCAGTCATCTTTGCCCAGTGGCTTGCCATACAAGTTTGTTGATTCTTTATCGAGCTTCTTCTTGACCCGCTCAAGGAACTCATCCTTGCTTGCTCGATAAGCAACAGTCCCTGATGCCGCCATTCCGGCCGCAACACCGGCAACAGGATTGCCGCCGGTCACAGTGGTGGCCGCAGACCCAGCGACAACGGATGCAACCAAGTTGGCTAGACTGAATCCAATAGACGGCCCGAGACCTTGGAAGGCTTGATAGTTCGGGTCCGGTTTGCCCTGCCGCTCAGGGTTCATCGCGGTGATCGCACGGTCAACCCATGATTGATCGGCAACCGGAATCTCGCCCGCACGATACGCTCGCAATGCCGCCGTGGCTGCACCAGCCGGGATCTCTGGGATCTCCTTGGCAACAACTTCAGCCGCCTCAACAGCCGCAGTGACTGGAGGTCGTCCTTCAGGGTTGAAGATCGGCCGAGCGCCGCCCGCTTCGGTGTAGACCTGTTCAATAGGAATGCCGCGTTCACGGGCAATCTGACGTGCAATGTATTCGTTCAGCGCCCTTGCTCTGTTGCTCGGCAGCAACTCTGCAATCCGCTGCATGAGGGTTGGCGTGTACTCGGTAAGCTCAGGCTCTCGTCCTTTGACGAACGACGAAATGCTGGCCTCTGGAGGCAGAATGGGTTCCGTCTCTTGAACGGGCTGAAGCCCAGCGACCGGAGGCGTCTCTACCGGGATTGAGAAATCTCTCGGTAGCCGCATAGGGCTAGAACTGGCAATACCAGGCGGGAACTCTTCTGGCGCACGGTCAATTACCTGCGGCTCCTTTGCCGGAGCCGGTTGATCAAGTGGAACGAAGCGAAATTGAGTGACCGACTGTTCAGCAGCATCAAGCGGAACGAAGCGCATAACTCAATCCTTTCGACCTCTGACAAACGATGAGATGCTGGATTCTGCGGGAAGAATCGGCTGGCTTTCTTCAGCGTGACCAATCAGCTTGCCGTTTTGAAGCACTTCCCATCCTTTGCCTGGCACAAACTTTCCAGCAGTGACACCCGGCGGGAAACCTGGCAGCTTTGAGAAGTCTGGTGGTTGACTCGATGGTTGGCGTTGGGTTCTTGGCGCAGCAGGTTGAGCGGCAGGTGCAGCACCAGTTCGAGCTGCAAGTTCTGCAAACTTTTCAGTCACCCTGCGATCTCGTTCTGCTCTCCAGTAATCAGCCGCTGTATTGTTTTCATCTCTCTTTTTCCATTCTCGCAGAGCCTCTTTATCGCTTCTGGTCATTTCGCGTTGACGCTGCAAAATCTCATTATCAACTTGATTGATGATTGTTGCTTGGAGTTGTGTTTCGGCCAATCCAAAACGAGCTTGTTGGTTATTGAACTCCTTTTGCCCTTCAAGCCGCAGGATCTCCTCTGGCCTGGTGTCGCCTGTTGCTCGCATTCCTTGCACATAGTCGCTCACAAAGCCACGGCGATCCGTTTCACGGCCACCACCCATAGAGCGCAGGAGCGCTTCATTCCGCAGCTCTGTAAGACGCTCGGCAGACTCGGCACGTTGGCGTTCGATCTCTTCTCTCGAAGCCAGCTTCTTCTCTTCCAAAGCCGCCTTCTGTGCAGCCGTATACTGGGCTTCACCCGATGCGATGTCGGCCAGAGCTGCCTCCTGCTTCTTCAGATCCAGTGCAGCACGTTGACGCAAGGCTTCACGCTCTTGTCCACGGATGTCGCGCATCTGGGTACCGTATGACTCCACGGCCCCCGCAGCACCACGGCCGATGTTCTGGAGGGCATACGGTGATGTGCCACCGAGGATGCCTAGACCGGCCTGCAACAGCGCCAAGTTACGGGCTTCATCTTTGGCCTCACGGAAACGACCGGGTTCTGTTAGAGACCTCTCAAGAGCCAGCATGGCTTCTGATGGCTTCCTCGCCTCAGCACGACGAGCTGCGGCTTCACGGATGTAGGCATCAAGACTTCCTACAGCAGGACCCGGTGCAACGTACTCTGATTCGCTCGGGGCATAGATGTCTGCTTCGCCGGGAGAGGAGTACAAACCGCCCTGGCTAAACGCTACGATCCCACCGTTGTTAAACCGCCTTGCATACGACAAGCCCAACTGTGGAGTTTTCGGGCTTCTTGCCGGAATGGCTGCATTGACGCCCAATTGTCCTCCTGCAAACGGCCGCGAGTAGCCTGCCATAATGGCCTGCAACTCTTTGGGCGTACCAGTTGCACCTACCGAAACCTCGCCGTCCCCAAGAGCCTTGGCTGCTAAAAGCTGTGCAACAGTTGGCATCCCTTCGCGCTTGGATAATGCGGCCATTAAACGACCATCGTCGATCTTTTTAAGGTACTCCGCCATCAACTCTTGTTCTTCTTTATCAAATGTTGGACTAGGCATTTTCCTGACGCCGGTCCGAACCTCTCCGCCATCATCAAACGCCACGATCCCACCCGATGCGTAGTTCTGCTCATTGAACATCTGCGTTGGGATTGCGGCCACGCCTGTCAATGGAACTTCAGCTTGGGCATTCTGTGCCATAGCCTGTTCCAAAACCGTCGGAGGTGCTGGCGATTGAGCAGCCTGCATCTGTGCCGCTTGTTGCGACATGCGGGCTTTCTCACTGATGATGATAGGAACCACCGCAGGCGGGATCTGGCCCATCTGAGCGAGCTTGATGATCTGCGCTTGGGGAAGCATGGCTAGATCACGCACCGAGCTATTCTCGGCCTGTTGAACTCGCAGAGCGTCAAGAATGCTCATAGCGATTCCTTAGCGATTGGGATTAGCAAGATTGTAGAGACTCAGGCCAGTCAAGCCTAGGCCAGACAACTGACTCAAGAAACTGGGAGGCGGCGTTGCCTGAGTGGTGGTACCGATACGATCACCCATCGGAACTCCTCGAAGCAAGCTCGACATACCCATCAATTGCTGTTCCGGGAACTGAACCTGTCGCATCAGGTCCTGATACCCAAGATCACGACGCTGCTGCTCTAAGCCCCGCTCAAGCTCACTATACGCACCGAGCATCTTGAGACGGTCAATGTCTGCCGCCTGCTGAAGAGTGCCTAGTTGACCAGCCTGTGATGCAAGAGAGCCAAGGCCCTGTGCGGCCGCCATCCGTTGACGAGCTGCCTCAAGCGCCGCCTGTTGATTCGCCTGTTGAGCACTCAATGACTGGCTTGCGCCAAGCTGTTGAACACCCAGTGCTGCTGACAAATTCTGACGAGCCGCCTCAAGGGCCGCTTGTTGGTTTGCCTGTTGCGCGGTCAATGCCTGGCCAGAGCCCAACTGTTGAACACCAAGCTGGGCTTCAAGGTTCCTTTGTTGCGCGAGCATTTGCGCTGCACGATCACGCTCAAACTGAGTCTGAGCACTGGTGTATGCCTCTTGAAGGCCGCGAGCCTGAATATCACCCAGTTGAGTGCCTAGGTTGCGCTCGCGTTCAGTCGTCGCCAGAAGCTGACCAGAGGATCCTAGCGAGCCCCTGCGACCCGCACCGAGATTGGCCTGAAGCTGTCCCCGCTGTGCATCTTCCATCGCCTTCCGCTTGGCGACATCCACAACGTTCTGCATGTACGGAGACATGTACTGCTGGGCTTGCGCTTCACCAAAGGTCGCCGGTGCAGCCATCTGAAACTGCTGCAACTGCTGGGGCGAAACCATTTGCGTGGGTGCCATCTGATACTGAGTCAGCGATGGTGCAGCTACGTTTTGCGACTGCGTCCCTAGAGCGCCCGCCAAGCCCTGTCCAGCTTGGCCCAACAACCCCTGTGCCGCGCCAAATGCACCAGGTTGCGTCAGCCCCATGATCCCGCTATAGAACTGGCCACCAGCCGTGCCCGGACCTGTTTCCAAGCCAGCCACGCGACCAGCGCCCGCATACGGAGATTGAAGATACGGGGCGTATACGTCTTGATAGCCACGAGAGTAGAAGCCCTGTGCCGTCTCAAGCAGGCCCGGAGACTATCCTTCTTCA